GTCTTTTTAATTTCATGCTTATAGCTGATCTTTTTGTAACAGAATTGTTAAAAACTTTATATCGTTTCCAGGCCTTGCCAGCGCGGAAGGCTGAAAAAATTCCTTCATTATATACGCGTAAAACGTCCCTGCTTTGCTTCCTCATTCCTGCCACCGCCGCCGCCGCCGTTGTTTACAAGCTTGACTTTTTGTGCTATCCTTTCAGCGTGATATCACACAGTGAACGATATCACAACGAACCTTGAAAACCGAACCGCACACAGGAAGCCGCCGCCGCCGTGAAAAGCGCGCGGCACATGGTCGGCCGTGAAACGCCGCCGAAACTTCCGCGGTTCGTACGAACCTTGACAACGAAATATTGAAAGCATAGCAAAAGCACATTGCAGGAACGCGCAAAGCAACGACGCGCGAAACGCCGACGGAAGGCCGCCGAAAGTATCAGGCTAATGAGTCGAAAAAGAAAATGAAAACGCCGCGAAAACCTGTCGTGATGACAACGGAAGCGAGCGGAAACATGAATGTTTCGGAAACAAGCCTGAAAGGATAGACAAACCGCCGCCGAAACGCCGCCGCCGCGGTGAAAGCAAGCTAACCACAAAAAGAGCGCGCTTCCTGTTTCGATATAAGCCGCCGCCGCTGAAAAGCGGCGCGGCCTTCCGTCCATCCGCGATGATAGACGGAAGGCCGCGCAAAACGCGCGAGCTAATCGAAAGAGAGGAAGAACCACATGGAAAGCACGAACACGAAGAAGGCCGCCGCCGCCGCGAAGAACGCCGAAAAGGAAGCCGCGAAGAAGGCCGCCGCCGGACAGGAAGAGACAACCGAAACGACCGTGAAGAAGAACGCCGAAAGGAAGGAAGGAAAACCCATGAATAAGAACACCGCCGAAAAGCGCGCCGAAAAGGCCGCCGCCGCTGAGAAGGCCGCCGAAAAGCGCGCCGCCGCCGCCGCTGAGACTGAGAAGAAGGCCGCCGCTGAGAAGGCCGAAGCTGAGAAGAAGGCCGCCGAAAAGGCCGCCGCCGCCGCCGCGAAGAAGGCCGAAGCTGAGAACGCCGCCGCGAAGAAGGAAACCGCCGCCGCCGGAAAGGCCGCCGCCGTCAAAAAACTTTTAGACGAAAGCCGCAACGCAACAACCGCCGACGCGCGGAAGGCCGCCGCCGAAAAGGCCGCCGCCGAAATCGAAAAGTTTAACACCGCCGCGCTGAAAGCGGCTTGTGCTCGCGCAACGTTCACCGCCGCCGCCGAAGCTGTTCGGCCGGACGCGCCGAAGAAGGCCGAAAACATGCGGCCGGGATATGATTACAGCCGCCGCGCCGAAAAAGTAACCTATTCTTTCATTGATGAGGAAGGAACGCTGAAAGAAAAAACGCTTTCCCTTCCTGTGTTTGCGCGTGAAACGTTCACCGCAACCGCAACCGCCGCCGCCGCCGCCGCTTTCGAAAACGCATTGACTGAAATCGATAATTTTCAGAAGAGTCTTGTAGAAAATGACAACGCGAGCGGCGCGAAGAAGGCCGCCGAAGCTCTCAGCGAGCTTGTAAAGGCCGTCGGATTGAACACGTTCACAACGACGGAAAAGGGATATGATTTCTTTATCCATAAGTCTTTTGTTTACGCCGCTTTCAACGGTTTCAAATCCCGGCGCGGTGAGATTGTCACCGTAAACGCCGCGCGCAAGGCCGCCGCCGCCGCGCTTGTGAGAGCGAGCGAAAGCGGCAGGAAGGCCGCCGCCGCCGCCGCGAAGAAGGCCGAAGCTCGCGCCGTTGCGCTTGTGTTTGGTATCATAAACGCCGCCGCCGCCGCCGCCGTCGTTGGACAATGGAAAGCGGTTATTCTCACCGCCGCCGAAGCTGAGAAGGCCGAAGCTGAGAAGGCCGAAAAGGCCGCCGCGAAGGCCGCCGCCGCTGAGAAGGCCGCCGAAGCTCGCGCCGAAGCTCGCGCCGCCGCTGAGATAAAGCGCGCCGAAGAACGCGCCGCGCGCGCTGAGAAGAAGGCCGCCGAAGCCGAAGAACGCGCGAAGAAGGCCGCCGCCGAAGCCGAAGCCGCGCGCAAGGCCGCCGCCGCCGCCGTTGCATGATTACACAGGAAGAACGCCGGAAGGCCGCTGAAAAGCGGCCTTCTTTTTATGTGCTTTTTTTCCGGTTGCGCGCGCGCTGCGCGCCGCCGCTTTTTTTGCGTGATTTTTTTCCAGGCCGCGCGGCTTGTAAAAATACGCCGCGCGGCGTATACTTGCAAAGAAGGCAACCGCGCAACCGCGAAGGAAGGAAAGAGGAATGGATAGTAAAGAAAAGCATGACAAGTATGTAAAAGAGGAAACGGTGCAATATGCAATACGTTTCTTGAAAAAATCAGGAATCCCTGGAAACATAGAAAGCGCCGCGCATGCCGCCGGGGAATTCCCGGTGGAATATATCAAAAACGCAATTGTTGCGCGATTACGCGTTGACGGTTTTGATGTAAACTATAATCCAAAAGTAACGAAAGAGAAACGAAAAAAGAAAATTGAAGAGCTGAAAAAGTATATAGAACGGAATCAGTAAAGCCCTGGAAAAGGCAGGCTATAGATCTGTCTTTTCCCCGATTCAGGGAACGGCATGGATGAAATAATCCGTGTCGTTTTTTGAATCGGGGAAAAGCGAATAAGAAGCGCAATCGCAAGCGTTAACAGCGCAAGCCGACTGCGTAGCAACGTTTTGCGCCGCTTGTAAACTAGCGGTTGCGCTGTGTTTGCTATACCCAAAAATAATATTTGTAGGAGGAAGTATACCATGGAAAGAAGTTACATTGTAAAAGGCTCGTTTAAAGGCTCGTCTTATATGATGGGCGGGAAGACTGAGGAAGAGGTTGTTGCCATTCTAAACACGCTGGACGCTGTGTATAATGACCTGCCTGTTGAAAACATACAGGTTTATGAATGCGATGAAAATGGCAATTACAAACCGTTTAATACGTATTGGCTGATCGATGGAATAAATTATCAGTATCCTGCCAACGTGCGCCCGGACGGTTGGCAAGAACACCCTTGGACAATCCGGCGGACAACGTCCCGGGTGTACTATGAAATCCTAGCTCTCAGTAATGCGAGCATCAGAAGACAGCTCGAAAACGACACCCTGTACAAATAAGGTTTGTTCTGTGCAAAAGCCCGGCGGGTGTATATGTCGGGCTTTTGAATTGAGCAAATCTTTCTGCTCAAAAATAAATAGAAAGGTGGTTTCCCTATGGACAACACAAAGAAAAAAGGGATACGCGAACGTCGTGTATTCCGGTTCCTCGGGATTGATAAACCTATCATCCCGATAGACGAAAAATACAGGCCCCGGCATGCCCGGATTGAAGACCTGATTAAAGACGTTGAAGAAACCCTGGGAGCAATGTGCGCTCGTATGAACATCGGGGAAGAGTTTCTTGAATATATTCGGCAGGAAGAAACTCTAAGAATCGTTTCTGCATCAAAGAAAATCCATCTCAGGAAAGCAAGAATTTTCAATTTCACTGTTCCCGATACGTCTGTATTAGCTACTCAAAAAGTAGCAGCGCAATTATGTTACGCAGTAATGCGGAAATAATTGCGGAATCTAATAATCGCAATCCGGAAACTCTAATGATCGCAAATTCCGGAATTCTTATGCCGGAAAATTGCGGAATTCATATGCCGGAAAATTGCGGAAGCGGAAACTCTAATACATGACTTTTGCGGAATTCCTGCGCCTGCTTATGCCGGAATTCTGCGGAAAATCTAATACGGAGGAAATAACAATGCAGAACTACACCTATAATATCTACGAAGCACGTAGGTACCACTTCCGTTTTAATCCATTGCACACCCTTAAATGCGGAATAATTGTAGATGAAAATACTTTATTAGCCCTTATGAATATGGGCTATCATCTCGACGATTTATTTGCGGAAGATTAATTGAATGCGGAGGTTGCGGAAAAATGAATTACAAGTACGGAAAATATGAGAGTGACAACTCTCTGGAAATGGCGAATTACATTCGGAGGCTGTACGGCTATTCCGAAACCGGATGCGCAGCAAATGACATATCCGGTGCGGAAAATCTGATGAAGGAATTCTTCACGGCGGGATTTGATTCCGTCGTGATCAACGACGAAGAGATCCGGCGCGGAAATGCGCAGATTCCGGAAAAGGTGGAAGAGAAAATCCTGGAGATCATGCCGTATTATCACAGGATTTTCTATAATGCCGGACATTGTGTCGTGATGGAAATTTCCCGGAGGCGGAGTTTGAAAAGATACGGAGATTTCCTCTCTGTATTCTTGCAGGACGGTAAAGTAATTCTCCATAACCTCGATGAAAGCAATAAACACGTAGCGGAAAACGTGATTGGCTATTTCCTGTACGGAGATGGCGGAGATTACACCGCCGATTGGGAGGCGTGAGAAATGAATCCCATCGTAAACACGCTGGTTATTGCCGGAATTATTCTGGCAATGGCGATTGATGCCGGAGTCGCAATTTGCCGGGACTACCTGCGGAGACAGAAAGAATGGAGGGAACAGTAATGGCTAGGTATATCCGGAAAACGCATGATGAATATCATGTGCAGGGAAACTATGGCGGAGTCGCAGGATGGGAAACTGTGTCCATAGAGGAAACCTATGCGGAAGGGAAACAGATGCTGAAGGACTACAACGAGAACGAACCGCAGTATCCGCATCGGCTGATCAAGCGCAGAGTGCGGAATGACGAAAGGAGAGCGGAATAATGTTCATCTTTAAGGAAGGGCAGAGAGCCTATTTGACGGCATGGGAATTCAATACCTGCCGGATGCTCGGAGAGTTGGCAAAGATTGTGGAAAATAACGGCGGAAAAGTTGCGCCGTATCCTCACGTAATGGCAACTAACAGGCAGTATGCGCCGGATGCGGAGCCTGTGCGGATTTATGGTCGCGGATATATCCGGTTCAATCTGGACGGAGTGCAGTATTACTGGCAAGTGGATGATAATCCGTTCTTTGAGCATTACTACACGAAAGTGCGGATTATAAACGGAAAAATTCCTCGCAGTAATCAGGTGTATTTGGATGAATTTTCCCGGAAATCGTGGATGTATGACTGCCTGTTTCAGACGGCATGCGATGCGGATATCCGTGAAATTGCGGAGCTTGTGTTTAACGAGTTACTGAAAGCTCCGTACTCGAAAGTTAAGCCGGAACGGGAAATTCGGAGAGTTAGAGTGCCGTATGTGGAAATCGTGAAGGAACATCCTATGGTCTATGTAGATGCGGAGGTGTGATGATTGAAACTCGGACGCATAGAGAGAGATTACCGGATGCCCCTTCGGAAGCAGCTGAAAAACATTGCGGAAAGCTATAAGGGATTTCAGTACCTTTATATTGCATGCCGGAAGATCGTGTTCATGTATGAAAGTGAGGTGTAATCATGGCGGAGAGACAGCTCGGATACGAGATTGAACTGATCACATATGCCGGAAATTCCTTCCGGCACTTCATCCATGCCCGGAATGAAATGGATGCGTTTGATAAGGCGCACCATTTCATGAATCCGGAAATGAATGTGCAGTTCATTATTCCCCGGAGAATCAAAAAGGCTGATGCGGAAAAGCGTGGGATTAAATGGGAGGACTGAACATGACAAATTTCTGGGGCGATTATTTCTGGATGCGGAAGATGATCCCGGATAGGCAAGCTCTTGTCCGGGAGCACCTTGCAATTCTTGATGAGTGCGGAAGACGATGGGATCCGCACTACGAGCAAAAGCGGTTTAATCCGCTGGCTCGGGATAGTAAACGTCGGGCGCGGTTAGTGCGCACTTATTGGGCTATGGAAAGGAGCAAAAAATGATCATCGTTGCGAGAGCTATGAAGGGCAAGGAATTCCTGTACAGTGCGGCCTCTGCACACAGGGTTGCAGAGAAGAAAGCGCAGACGATTGCGGATGCGCTGAACAGAGCGCAGTACGGAATCACGCCGGAGCAGGTGTGGCATGTGTTCGATGTTGGAATGTATGACAACGCATATGCCTATGGCGAAATGCAGGGATTCCAACTTCGGAAGGATGGAACGATCCGGAAAGTGGGGCGGATGTGATGGACTATGAACAGAAAGCCCTGATCAGGGCGGAGAAAATCGGGATATACGAATACTCCGTGAACGGTCACATCATGGAATACATCAGCTTCTTCGGGGAAGAAGGCTGGTGGTACATCGTGTACGACCTGGAGGATGACCGTGAAATCTACCGTGAACTGGCCTTTCCGTGGATGGGCTTTATCCCCTATTGGTTGAAGAGCGAAACTGGGGCGACCCGGTACAACTACATGAAAGGGTGAGAAGATGCTAGAAGTCGGACAGAAGATCAAAGGTCGGGAGATCGTATTCGTAAGCCCGGATAAAAGGATCTGGGCTACATATTCGAGAGATTCTCTCGGAGCAAAGGGTAAGATCTGGGGAAAATTGCAGTTTCAGAATCCTACTCCGGAAGAAAGAGCGGAATACTGGGAGAATTCCATTCAGCTGATTGAAATTGGCGGAGTCTGGTACAAGATACTGGAACTTGTGCAGGATTATCCGGAGATTTTCTCCCGGTGTAACTGGTATCTGAGCAGCAAGGCGAGCTATTACAGCAAGGGGGAATAAATAATGAGGATTAAGCACTGGGCAGGTTATGGAACGGTGCTCGCCCGGAAGATTAACGATGGAGCAGCAAAGCTCCATGTCCGGGTCGAGGGGACTCATGAGATGGGAGTCATGAGAGACGTTTGGGACAAACCCCTGCTGTACAACTGGCTCGTCAAGAGGTTTGATAAGGAAGTTCCGCCGTATGCGGAATGGGTTCGGAGAATTCCTCTGATCGATGCGCAAATCGATTTCAGGAATGACCCGAAGCTCGGATGTCTGGATATCGTTGATTACTACTTCGACTACTGAGGAGGTGCGGGAATGTTATTCATAGATCTCCCGATCTTGGGAGAATTTCAAGCGATTGATTCGGACACCAAAGAGGTGCTCTGCAATGAGCCTGATGTCCCGCCGGATGTTGCGATGATGGAGGTTGTCGGCATTTATAACAATGCGGACAGCGTGTTGACCATTGAGCTTCGATAATTTTTTTCAATACGGAAAATTGAGCCTAAACTTCCACATATAACATTATACACAAAACGGAGGAAAAAGCAATGAAGAAGTCTGCGAATTGTGCCACCATGGAGTCCCTGAAGAAGATCATCGATCTGCTGAAAGAGTGGATCGCCTACTGGTGGCTCCCCGAAAACGACCCGGATGCGAACATCGTTGCGTCTGGAAATCACAAGACCGGAGCGAGCATCCCGGTGTTCAATCTCCCCATGCTGATCACCTGCGGAAACTGCAAGGCATGCCGGAGGTGGTGCTATGTTATCAAAAGTTATCTGAGCAAGCTTGGCAATTGGATGCCGAGCGCAAAAGGAATTGCGAAATCCGTCACCCGGAACATGGTGGCGATACAGAAAAAGGGTTCTGAATACTTCATCGACCGGATGACGAAGCAGATCGTCAAAACCGGCTGTACTTTCTTCCGGTGCCATGCGCAGGGAGATTTTGACCTTCGGATTCCGAATGAGGAGCCGGAAGCGTACTTCAAGGCGTGGGTACAAATCGCCTTGAATGTATATGAGCAGACCGGAAAAACCATCACGCTTGCCTTCACCAAGGAGTTTGATACCCTGCGGAAGCTTGTTGAGCAGGGCATTATGCCGAACAATCCGGAAGACATTGCGAAATTCCCGCTTCAGGTTGTCTTGAGCGAGTGGGCGGACGAGCTGAAGGCTCCGGAAGATCTGGTTGCGATGGGATATCACACGAGCCGTGCGGTTTACGATGTGAAGGATGTTCGTCCGGACGAATTCCTCTGCCCCGGCAACTGCGAAACCTGCGGTATGTGCTGGAGGCTGAACAGTCTTAAGGATGTCCGGGGAACCGCTTTCGAGGTGCATTGATACTGCGGAAAATCCTCCCGGTTGGATGCGACAGCCGGGAGGAAGCAGCACCTATCAATTATTGAGGAGAAAAGAATATGGAAATTGTGAGAACAAACAATGGACTGATGCTTCGCCGTGAAGGTGAGGAATTCACCCTGACATCTGCGGAAATATATGAATTGCAGAGCCATTTCCGCAAACTTGATTGGCGATCCTCAATTGAAGAGCGCATCGACATGGATGAAGAGTACCTTGACTTCAGCAAAATGTCTCGTGAGGAATTTGTTGAAGAATGCCTTGCTGAGGCGGAGGAGAAGTGGGAATACTACTTCGAATTCGGAGAGGAAACACTCAACGACATTGTATATGAGAAAGCGCAGGAACTTGAAATCTGGAGGGATGAGGAATGAAAAAATATAAAGTTGTTATCGATCTGTGTGCAACCGTCAATCTGTATATCGATGCGGAAAACATTGATGAAGCGGAGAAAATCGCTAATAAGGCTTGCTATGACGAGGATGAATTGATCGAGACTCACCGCGATGAGATATATGTGTGGAATCCTGAAATCGATGAAATTATTGAGGAGGAAAACTGACATGAAGATTTATCGTGACAATCTGGAAATCGAGCTGACCGAGGACGAAATTGATAAGGCGTATCGGGAGCGGAAAGCGTACTTCAACCGGGAAGACCTGATTCACAAGATCAAGGACTACTGCCACGAGTCCGATTGGGAAGACGAGATCTTCCGCCCAGATGAGGACATGATCGAGATCGGAAGAACGAAGATTTCCGTTGCGGATCTTCAGCGGAAGATCGATAGCCGGGAATTCATGGATGAACTGGAGCGCAAATTTCAGGATGCGCTTGATAATAACGACTCCTTCTGGGAGTCCTTCTGGCTGACTGCGGAAGACGTGATTGAGGAGGAAATCAAATGAAGATCAAGGCGACCTGCTCCTGTTGCTGGAAGGAAAAGAGTTACGACATGAATCCGGAAGAGCAGAAGACCCTGGAGCAGTACAGAAAGTACGGTCGTTCCATGGGAATGTTGCAGACGCTCTTTCCTAACATCCCGGCATGGATTCGGAGCGGAGCAATCGACGAAATGTCTGGCGGATTCTGCATCTGCCCGGAATGTGAGGAGGAATAAGAATGGCTAAGTACACGATCATGGTTGATACATATGCGACTGCAAGCTATGTGATTGAAGCGGAGTCCCGGGATGAGGCGCGGGAAAAGTTGGATGAGATCATTCAGGGTGATAGCTTCTTCGAGGGATACCGGAAGAACTGCGACTTCTTTGAGCCGACACAGAGCGACGTTATCGAGGAGGAGTAAGGGATGGCACTTCAATGGAATTTTGATCAGGTGTCCGGAACAATCACCTATGGCGGAAAGACCTTCCGATGGTTCCAAGGAAACGCACGAATGATAATCCTGAACGAGTTTCAGGAGAACGGAAAGGAGATGTACAACCTCGACGGATTCGCCTTTGATGACGAGCACCTGAAGAACATGCTCGGCATCACGAAGGGACATACAAACATATATATAGACTTCGGCACACCCGTAACGCAGCTGACAGTGTACCGGAAATATGTGACCGACTGGGAAAAGCTGATAAAAATATTTATCAAGGCATTCCCGGAGATTGAGATCACGCTGAAATATGTGGAGGACAAGTGAGATGGCGAAGAGGATAAATGGCGACCACGAAATCATCTTCACGGTAAAGATGCCGGAGAAGCCCGGTGAGCGGAGCTGTGAGATCGTAATCGGAAAAAGAGATACGGCGTTTGAACCCTATGTAGCTTGGCATTGCTTCGGAGGCAATGCATACTCCTAGGGGCATTATTGTCAGACCGAGGACGAAGCGATGGACGAGGTCGTTGAGAAGGTAAAGCTCGAACTCGGATGCGGATATATGCAGGCTCTCAACTACGTGAATAAGTACGGCGAGAGCCTTCTGTAAGGAGGAAGAGAAATGCATAAGAACTGGTGCGGAATGAAGTGTTCGGAATGCGCCGGGTGCAGGCTCGATGAGAGCCTCCCCTGCTCCCCGGACTGCGAACTGCTCGGCGAGGACGGAACGCCGAGGAATCCTGAGGAATGCCGAAAGGCAGGATGCGACGCAATGAAGGAGGCGGAATAAAAAATGACCGTTAAGGAACTGAAAGAAGGCGAATATTTCACCTTCAAGCCGATTGCGGAACCGAAAGAATCGCAGGTATACATCCGGGGTGAGTATGACCGGATGGAGCGCAAATACTGGGCGCAGAGGTTCAGCGACATCAGCGCCGGGAAGTATGTGGACGGAGATAAGGAAGTCTTCACGGACTTCATCTTCTGAGGAGGTGTGAATATGCGAAAGAAACTGAAAGCCTACGTGAATGTTGCGGAGTTCCGCATCATTGACGACTTCACAGCTCAGGATATTGAGCTTCTGCCGAGAGCGGAAGCCCTGAAGAAGTACGGCGACTGCGTCGTGAGGTGCGGATACACGGAGAAATGGCTCGGAAACGGCTGGCGGACGAGCGTATGGCTCGATATCCCGGGTATGAAGCTGTCCGGATATGACAATCAGCGCATCAACATCCCCGGCGGAACCTCTGATGAAGCAACGTTCCGGGGACGGAAGACCGGGATGCTGATCACGGTCACCAAGTACGGAGAAAATGATTACTCCGCCTGGTGGCATGACGAAGAAGGAAAGGAAACGGATGGGTACTCCGTCCGTGGAACCATGTGGCAGATCGTGGACGAGATGAAAGGAGAATACTGATGGAAAACATGAAGTTGATGGGAATTTATGATCGGCTGTGCATGGCGCTGACGACGTATGAAGCAGCCACAGACGTGGCAGACCCGGATTATGATGCTGGAGCGGAGTTGTACAGCGATCTCGTCGAGATCGTGAACGATATGGCAAAGGAGATTAACTGATGACATTAAATAATGATCGAGTGAAGATCACCTGCTACCGCTCGACTGAGTACATGAACCGGGATGATGCGATCCGGTTCTATATGGAGGGGGTGCGGAACTGCGATGGCGCAGAGCGGAACCGTTATATGAACATTCTGCTCGACCTGCTTGATGGACTGAATGTTGCGACCGACGAAAGGTAAATAACACATATATCACCATCACCTATCAACTAAAAGGAGAATAGAAAATGAAAGCTTACAAGCAGTTCAGGCTTGGTAAGGATGGCAACCTGTATCCCCTGTTTGTTCTTGCTAATAAGCCTGTGAAGACCGGAACGTGGCTGATTGCAGAAGAAGGGCAGCGCACCGAGGACGGCAAGGTAAAGAGCAAGCTAGGCTCCCTTGCCTTCCGCCCCGGCTGGCACCTGAGCGAAATCCCCTATGCTCCACACATCGGCATAAAGGAGAACGGGAAAGTCAAATACATGAAACCCGATACGGTCTGGGCGTTATGCGAGGTCTACGACGAGAACAACTGGACTCCTCAGGCTCAGGCGAACGGCATAAATGGCGACCATTACGACTGCCGGAAGGCATGTCTGAAGCATATTCCCTATGGCGGATTCTACTACTTCAACACCAACCCGAATGCGTTCGGAAGGTGGATGATTGCGGAGAAGATCAAAGTCGTCCGGGTGCTGACGGATGCCGAGGTCGAGGATATTTGCTGGAACCGCTTTGGTATCCATGCGCAGCCGAGAAAGGCGGTGTGAAATATGGCAAGAATTCATGCGAGAGTGACTCTGGAAATTGAGGTTCCCGATGAGGAACTGCGCCGGATCGTTGAGGAGAACGACAACGGTGTCGGATATGTTAACGACTACGACCTTACGCCGGAAGACGCTGAGAGATTCCTGAAAGCCGGAAAGGTCGATCCCGATTGGGACGATCCGGGATACATCCCGAGCAATTGGCTCATGTTTGATGCCGTGGACTCTGGATTGTACTCCGGAGACGAGAACGGACTCCGCAGGAAGGAGGATGCCTGATGAAGCCCGATACCACGACCTATGAAGGCGTACAGGAATTCTTCAACCAGTGCAAGGCGTACTGGATGCGGAACGGAGACAGCGAAGGAATCGCCACGAGCAAGGCATTCTGGTGGGATTGCGTAGAGAGCTTCGACTTCGACGGAAGCTGGAACGATGCAAAGCGGAAGTTCGCAAAGGACTTCCGCAACTACTGCCCCGGCGATCCTATGCCGGATGCGAAGTGGGTTGAGAAAGGAGCTGTATAAGCATCATGAGCAAGTATGTCAACGGCAAATATGAATTCCTCCATAACTTCATAAGGTGGGTGGAGAGAGAGGGATACGCCGAGACTGTCAGCCATCTGGATGATGGATCTCGTCAAGAGATCCGGCGGTACTACGAAAACTGCATTCGTGAAATGAAGCACAGCGTTCGTCAGGACATCAAGAAGTTCTACGAACTCAACCCAGATCAGCTCGCCCATCCGCTGACCGAAGCGTGGAGACACGGCGGAGATGGCGAGTCCGGGTGGGATTACATCATCATCCCGGATAATGGGCAGTCAAACGTGGAAATTGAGGAATTTATTGAAACCGAGGTCGGTTATCCGCCGATCATCAGCCCCTATGACTGCACCGGAAAGCGCTTTACATGGTGCAAGACCTGGAGACGGACTCCAGTCGGAATTGCGGTCACCCATCACTGGAGTGTGGACATCTGAGAAGAGGAGGAAAGCAAATGATCATTACGTTTGAAGCCGGAACGTCCCGGCACGGAGATTACGGTGTGTATTTCATGAAGAGCGTGTTGTCGAGCGCTCTGTACGCCGAGGTTAAGGTCCCGGATGGGGCCTCTAAGGATTATGGCTACTTCGCTCTGAAGGGCGAGATCATGCGACAGGCTCTTGCGAATGGGATTTCCGTGAACAGTCTCCAGTTCTGGTACGACGGACAGGAAGGATACCTCGAGTCGGATGCTCACGCCGACTGCGAAGTGAAAGGGTGGTAATGATGAGCAAAATCATCCTTGATTTGTGTGGTGGTACCGGATCGTGGTCAAGACCTTTCAAAGAAAATGGCTACGATGTCCGGGTGATCACGCTTCCTGACTACGATGTCCGGGAATTCACCTACGAAGGTGAGCCTGTCTATGGAATACTCGCTGCTCCGCCCTGCACGGAGTTCTCGGTGCTGAATTGCAAGGCGGAAAACCGGGAGCGCCATTTCGATGTCGGTCTTGAGATCGTAAACGCTTGTCTGCGGATTATCGAGGAGTGCAAGCCCCAGTGGTGGGCGTTGGAAAATCCTCGTGGTCATCTGCGGAAGTACCTCGGAGAGCCGACGCTGACCTTTCAGCCCTGGGAGTACGGCGATCCGTGGACGAAAGCGACCGACATCTGGGGAAGCTTCAATATCCCAGATAAAAAGTACGACAACTGGGACGATGTGCCGAACAAGCTTCCGATCTATCAGCGGAAAGGGCGGAGCAAACCGAACTTCGCCTTCCTACACAAGAGCGCATGGCACAAGATTCCCCAGTTGGCTTGGCATCACGAGCCGGAAACGGATGCGGAGCTGAGAGCGATGACACCGCCCGGTTTTGCATGGGCATTCTACGAAGCGAACAAGTGAAAGAGAGGATGGATAACATGATTAACTTTAAGTGGGATATGACCGAGAAGGAGTTCAAGAACCTGATGACTGCGGAACTGGATGACCTCGACGGAACGAGCGATTACGACGGTGCGGTGTTCTTCGGTGATCTGAAGGTGGAGTTCTGCTTCAACCACAGTGCCGGAGCCTTCATCAACGTCTTCCAGTACGGACTCCACGGCATGGACATGCTTGCGGACGGTACTCCGTATGGAGAGCTTGGCGATCTGGAGGATGAGATCGTGATTCCGCACCGCAGAACCTTCGAGTCCTTCGCTAAGAGTGTGGAACAGCAGATTCTTCGACTGGTCAGAGTCTCTGAGGAGCTGATGAAGGTGGCGAGTGGCGAGACTAATCCGGACAAGTGGTATCCGGACGGACAGGGCTACAAGATTGATGATATCGCTCGTGATATTAACGTGTATGAGAAGGGAGAAACGAACATGAATAAGATCACGATTACCTACGCCTTCGAATGTGAGGATGACACCATTGTCACCTACTGGGTCGATAAGGACGGCTCTCATATGGAAGCTAAATACATAAACGAGGATTACATAGAGCAGGATCCCAATTATGTCACGGAAACGCTTGAATACAACAGCTCCGAAGCCGAACCGCTTGCGGTGATGGCGAAGGAATGGCTTGGCGAGGTAACGGAGTATCTGGACTGCACGGATAACGGCAATGTCCGCCCGGGACTGGCAGATGAAGAACTCGAAATGGTATTCGGGGATTATAACAACTCAACTCTCTTCGCTGTTGAAAGAGCGCTTCAAACAATTGTGAATCCTTCAGCCACGGTCGATGACCGTCCGCACGGATGGTATATGCGGATTAAAGAAGCAGCGCAGATGGTTGCCTGCAAGCTGTCCTACCATCCGGAACTGAAATTTGCCTTCTGCGAGAGCGACAGCATCGAGGCGCTTGAAGACCCGGCGAATCACGTTGACAACGGCGGATGGCATGGCATCAAGCGCATCGAAGGATTCTTCGATAATGAGCCGGATGAATTCATCGTGGCTGTCGGACACTTCGGTGGCGGAAATGTTGGCTTCGGCTATGCGGACTCCGAGTGCGAACCCGAGGACAAGGTGAATGCGGTTTGCAAGGCGATCTGCGAAGGCACCGGATGGGCTGACGATCAGTACATTTACATCGAAGAAGACGAATGATGTGCAAATATTGCACAACCTCTCTCGGAATAAGTGAAAAGTAAAGGAGAATAACATCATGGCTAATGTGATTAAGGTTTATAACCGTCGGCTCGAGCAGACTCTGTTCTATCTGGGCATCACCTACCTCTCCTGCGATAAGACGGATGAGGGCATGACGGTCTGGACGTACCCGGCGACCGAGAAGGTGACGCAGATCGTGAAGTGGTTCAAGGAGGCGACGGCGTATCGCCAGAATGCGGGGTGGTGATCATGAAAACCTACATTGCGGACTACATGGCGGACGGACACAACGAGTTCATGGTGATTCATGCCATGAACTTCCTCCAGGCATACCGGATCTTCCGCCGGAGAGCGCCGAAGGGATGCAAGCGCTACGGAATCTGGGAATCGAAGTGGAAATAAGGAGGAATCAAGCATGTTTGGCATTCGCACGAACAAGTATCTGGCAGTTGACGACCTGAATTACATCATTCACGTAGCCGAGGAGCTGATCAGCAAGACGAAGCTCATCCCGGAGCCTGATGACGAGGAGTATCGGGATCGGGTGCAGGGATACCGGGACAGGATTCACGAGATCCGGCTTGATCTCGACGAAGTTTTCTCGAAGAACGTTTAATTAGGAGGGGAAAAACATGAAGTACACGATGAAACCCGGCACGATCATGAAGGACGACAAGGACGGCTACATCCGGGTGGATGATTACAGCGGAGATTACTTTGTGGTGGTGGATATGGACTTCACCGAGGACGGAGACGAACTGGTTGAGGTCGGTGCGCCATACAAGTTGAGCGAACATGACCTGCTGGCCTGCGTAAAGGCGGAAACCGGACGGCGGTATGACAGGGTGGAGCTTCTGCTCCCCCTCTCCCAGTCCGAATGCATCGAAAAGTATGCCGAGCAGATCCGGCACGAGATGATGAAGTGCTATCGGAAGGTTCTCGAGGCCGACGGCAGGATTCAGTACAAGATCTACGTTTACAGCGACGGCGAGGTGCTTGCGGTTGAACAGGTGCAGGGCGATATCATGTATCTTTATCCCAACGATTGGGAGCAGCGCCAGATGTACTTCGTCCTGACTGTGGATGCGCCGTTTGTGAACGTGTTGGAAGAGGCTGGCGTAACGCCTCCGGAGTTTGAGGAGGATCTGGAGGAAGCCCGCAGGGATGCGATTGACTGGCTCGTTGATGAGTACGAGTCCGATGGAGCTGAAGAGCACCTGAACAGTGTGCTCCGGGAAGCCGAGTGGTGCGACCTGTACTGTGGAGGATGCGACTGATGATGGAAAAAGAAACGAAACTCGGTACGCTGATTGTGGAGGACAGCAACTGGAGTTCGGAGGGATGGCTCGGATACAAGGTTTCGATCCGGTCGGGCAATAACAAGACGACCCTGGCGCTGATTGAGGTTGATCAGTCAGATCCTAGGTATCCGCCGACCTTGAAGGTGCATGTCTACGATCCGAACGATAATGATCCGGCATTCCGCATGGTGCTGGGTCAGGAAGAACTGAATTGAAAGGAAGGAACATCATGAACAAGACGCGCAGAGCCATTATTCGCCGGGTGATCAGCACTTTGGAAGACCTGAGAACCGAAATCTCCGACGTTCTCGCTGAGGAGCAGGATGCTCTGGACAATATGCCCGAGTCTCTTCAGTACTCGACCCGGTATGAGGAGATGGAGGAGGCGGTAGACAATCTGGAGTACGCCGACGACAGCTTCAGCGACCTGATCGACTACCTCGAAGCTTCGATATAAGAAAGGAAGGGAAATCACATGGCGACCTACACTATCATGCATCGTAAATCCGGCAACAAGCGCTTGGCGCTTCTGGGCTACCGCTCCAAGGATCTGAACTCCATCAGGCACATCGCCCGACAGGAACTTGAGAGCGGACTGTACAAGAACATCCGCATCATCGACGCCACGACCGGAAAACTGGTCGAGAAAGTGAGTCCAGAGTGGTTCCACGCTTGAGGATTTTAAGAATTTAAAAAATTTAGGAGGACAAAGATCACATGAATTTAACAATTGATTATCTCAACGACGAAACCGGACGCTTTGAGCGCCGAGTGATTGACGACATGGAGTTCTGTATTCGCGAGGGAATAGCGTACTTTGAGTCAGGCGGAAAGCGGTACGCCATCCCCCTGGAAAATGTTTCGCAATTGTATCCTACCCGCTCATAATTTTGTGGGAACGAAAATGAAATTACTGTTGACGGCATAAGAAATCTATGGTACGATTCTTTCCGAAAGGAGGAATCGGAATTATGTGTCCACAGAATTACAAAGATGGGAGGGGACGCCCGATCTCAGGGTCTGAGGAGAAGTCAAAGGAGCTGAAGATCCGGATCGAGCCTTCCCTCCTCGGGGAGCTGACCTATGTATGCCGGGTGATTGGAATCTCAGTATCGCAGGGTGTCCGAAATGCGATCATCATGTTTATCCAGTATTGTCACAAAAACTATCGCTGAGAAAGGAATTTGAACATGGACAGGGTTCTGGAAGTCAGGTCGAGGAAGCTTGAGCAGTTCATCTTTGCACACGGGATTGACTTCCTGACCTGTCGCAAAGATCCGGACGACGGAATGACGGTGTGGACTTACGAGGTGACGGAGGAACTTCTCAGGATTCAGGATGAATTCAGATTGGCGCTGAAGAGACGGCAGAAGAAAGGGGCATAAGCTATGAAGAACGAATCCATGATCAACTTTTACATCGACTCCATCGACGTGGCGGAGAGCAGCAAGGAGCATCATCGGGATCTGCTCCGGCGGATGTTCTCCCAGATGGAGGAGAGCTTCGGTGTGGTGGTGGAAGAGGAAGCGATCATTGGCCTGAGCGGAGCCGTGCTTCAGCGCTGGCTGAATGCCTTCAAGAAGGATCGGAAGCCCGCCACCGTTAACAACTACGTGGTTACGCTGAATCCGTTCCTCCGCTGGGCGCACACGATCTATCCGGATATCCCGGATTACTCGAACGTCCTGAAGACGATGAAGATTCCGTCCTACGAACAGCTCGACGAGGATGAGCGCCCGAAGGAGAAGTACTACGACGACAGCGCCATCGCCAAGCTTCTGGAGATTCCGAAGCACGATTCTCCTCTGAAGAAGCGGGATCGGGCGATCATTGCGCTGTTCCTTGGCTCCGGCCTCCGGGTCAGCGAGCTGTGTTCCCTGACGATTGGCTCCCTCACGAGCCACGGACATGGCTATGTCTACGTCAAGCGCAAGGGCGGAAAGTGGAAGACTACCGAGGTTGCGGAATTCGTGTATGACTACATCGAAACCTATCTGGCGACTCGCCCCGACCGGAACAATCCGGATGCTCCCCTCTTCGTCACGACCCATGGAACGCCCTGTAACCGGGACAACATCTATAACTCCATGGTCAACCGCGAGAAGAAGGTCATGGATCTGGACGTTTTCCAGAAGGGTTGCCACTCCCTCCGTCATACGTTCGTAAGCTCGGTCGAGAAGATCGGCGGCGGAGCCGTGGCCCGTGATCTGGCGAACCACAAGTCGCTAGCGATCACGAACCGCTACGACCACTCGAATGCGGAGCAGCGCCGCTCGGCGGTGGATGCGCTCGGGTGGTGACGAGCGGATAACAACTGAATATCCATGATAAATTCTACATAACCCCAGGGCATCCCCGCCCGGGAATCACAAAAAACAGGGAGAAAAGAAAATTTTCTTCCTGTTTTTTTATTTTGCCCGCGACAAACCGATTTTACAGCACCTATTTAATTATGAGGACGGTCAAAAAAGGAGAGATGCCGGTTGATTGTAGAAACTACGGTCCCGAGTTGGACGGTATATGCGCACATTATAAATATTTATAAAGGAGAAACGAAGAATGGCTCTTGAGTTTAGGAAAGCAAAAAGAATTCAGGCAAAGATCAAGATCGCGATTGGCGGAGCCTCTGGTTCCGGCAAGACCATGAGTTCCCTGCTGCTCGGCTATGGTCTTGTGAAAGCGGAGCACCCTGAGTGGACGGACGAACAGGTCTGGGATCACATTGTGGTTCTCGATACGGAAAACAGGAGCGCGTCCCTGTATGTCGGAAAGCGCGTCGGCCCCACGGTGATCGGAAGCTATAACGTAATCGACATTGAGCCTCCCTTTGAGGAGCAGACGCTGATCGATGCGCTTGCTATGTGCGAACAGCATCAGATCGAGTGCGCCATCATCGACTCCGCTTCCGCTTTCTGGATGGATGCCCTGGAAACGCAGGGCAAGATTGCGGAACGCACAAAATCGAATTTTTCCAGCTGGAAACCCGTGAAAAACGATCAACAGAAGATGATGCAAGCCATCCTTCAGTGCAAGATGCATGTGATTTCCAACTACCGGGCCAAGATTGAGTATACGCAGGACGTGGAGAATGGCAAGAAGGTTGTCAAGAGCCTTGGCATGGGTATTATCGCCGAGGGAAACACCTCCTATGAGTATACCACAATGTTTATGCTCGACGACAAGCATGAAGCGAACGCCACCAAGGATCGTACCGGGATCTTCGACGGTCAGTACTTCGTGATCACCGCTGACACTGGCAAAAAGCTCTTCCAGTGGATGTCCGAAGGTGAAGTTGCTCCGCCTCCGCCCCCTGTGATGCAGAAAGCGGAGCCTGTCGCTGCCGAACCTGCCTCCCCTGCCACCGAAGATGATTCGGAGCGCGTCAAGAAGGCGATTGCGGCAATTGATCCGCTGATCCGGGAGTTCCTTGCGGACGCCGAGACGAAGGAAGCGAAAGATTCCATCGTTTCGATGGTCACCGACATTCTGGGTGACAAGAACTACAAGAAATGCACCGATCTCAAACGGCTGACGGTGCTTTATAAGACCCTGTCGGAAATGAAGAAAGCAAAAGGAGAATAACGCATGAATACGATTACTGTTTACGGTCGCCTTTCCTCTGATGTTCAGCTTCGCGAGGTTGGCGGAGCAAATGTGGCTGATTTTTCCATCGCTGGCAACACCCGTCGGAAGGATCGCGAAACGAACCAGTTCATCACGAACTTTTACCGGGTGAATGCATGGAGAGGCCTCGGCGAAACCGCCGCGAAGTACCTGCGGAAGGGCAACCGGGTCTGTGTCTCCGGCGAACTGGTGATCCGTCCCTACGTTGACAAGGACGGCACGAAGCGTCAGGCGATTGAGATTGACGCGACTGGCATCGATCTGGTGGAGACGAAAGCGGAGTCAGGCGCTGATAGTGCGACCGCTGCTCCCGCTCCTGCTCGCGCAGGGTTCACTCCGGTTGAAACCGATGACGAGTTGCCCTTCTAAATAACTTATCCGGATAAAAAATAGATCCAATACAACTGAATACAGGTGGGGCGCACACCAATTACACATCACCGCCCTTCTGTAGCACACATCTTACAGAAAGGCGGATTTTTCATGCTCTTAACGTCCGATCAGGAGAACGATTATATCGAAAAAAACATGAAGAAGATCTACAACGCGGTGGATAACTACGTTTACCGCTGTTCCTCGAATGTTATTGGCGTTCCGTATGAGGAAATGGTGCAGGAGGCCTGTATTGCGCTCCTGAAGTACCTCCGCAGGTGCGAAACCGATGAGGAAGCGGAGAAATTCCCTTTCTACTCTGTGAAATCTGCGCTTCGGGACCTGGTTTTCACCTATCAGCCCCTCTCTGTGCCTCATTCGACCCATAGATTCTCCGAAATCTGCTCCGGGATGCCTCCGACGGTGTCTTTTGATACACTTCCCTCCTCCGTGATCGAAGTGGACGGCATGTCGCATCACTGGGTGGAGGATAAGGACACGGAAATCGACTTTGACATGTTTATGGCGGATAAATCGGACGCTGACAGGCGTTTGATCGGCATGAAGTTCTGGGGCGGTACGCTTCGGAACGTAGCCGAGCAGTTTGGCACCTCTAAGGACTCGGTAAAGCGCAGTCTGGACAGATTGCATGCGATGTACAGTGATTTTATAAAGGAGAGCGATGAAGATGAGTGAACTTTTTCTCGAAAAGCTGACGGAAGAGCAGAAAAAGCAGTTTCCGAAGCTGTCTGTCACTGAAAACGGCGCGGTTGGTTATGCTACCACAGGAAAAGCGCTTCTGGACCTGAATTTCATGCTGTCTTCCATGCGGAACATGCCTGAAGAAGAAATTTGGGCGCGTTTTCTTCCTGCCTACAATGAAAATCGGCTCTACGCCGTCCTTTGGCTGTTCTTTATCCGGGATATCACGCAGGGATGCGGTGAACGGCGCACTTTCCGGGCGATTATGCCTCGTCTGGCGCGTGAAAACCCCAAACTGGTCGTGGAATTGCTCCCTTTGATCTCCCAGTACGGTCGGTGGGACGATCTGATCGACCTCTGGGACAAAACCGCCCAGATGGAAGTCAAAAAAGCCGCTCTTCTGCTGATCAATCGCCAGCTTGAGGACGATCTCTGCGGTGTAGTCGATCATCGGTCGATCTCCCTGCTCGGGAAATGGCTTCCGTCTGAGACTACGTCCTCAAAAGACACCGTTGCCCGCGCCAGACGGCTCCAGGAAGCGCTCAAGCTGTCTCCCCGGCAGTATCGCAAGCGTCTTTCCGCTCTCCGCCGCTATCTGAAGGTGGTCGAGTGCGACATGTCGTCAAGAAAATGGGACAAAATTTCTTACGAAGCTGTCCCTTCGAAGGCTGCGCTGACCTACAGAGACGCTTTTAATCGCCACGATGGCGAGCGTTACTCCGAATATCTTGCTCAGGTGCAATCCGGCGCAAAAAAGATCAACGCCGGAACGCTTTTCCCGCATGAGATCGTTTGCGCCTACAACCGCTTTGGTTCTTACTCCCGTGACGTGAATATCGCGCTCGAAACTCAGTGGAAGGCGCTAAAAGACACAGTAAAGGGCGATCTTTCGACCCTTGTTGTGGTCGATGGCTCCGGCTCCATGCTGTGCAACGTCGGAAACACTCGGGTGACTGCTCTGGATGTGGCGAATTCCCTCGGTATTTACTTTGCCGAGCGTCTCTCCGGTCCATTCAAGGATCATTTCATCACCTTCTCCTCTGAGCCTGAGATGGTTTATCTCGACCCCATCCTGACGTTGTCCTCGAAGCTGTCGATCATGGATGAACATAACGACTGCTCGAACACGAATCTGGAGAAGACATTTGATCTGATCCTTGACACCGCCGTGAAGAATCATCTTTCACAGTCAGATCTCCCCCAGAACGTGCTGATCATCAGCGACATGGAGTTCGACAACATCGCGTGGAACTATGATTACACGCTCGGTCATTCCGTCCATCTGGATATGACGACGCTCTTCGATGAGATCCGGTCACGCTTCGAAGCTGCCGGGTACAAACTTCCGCGCCTTGTCTTCTGGAACGTGATGAGCCGTACTGGCACGATCCCGCTCTGTGAGAACGACAATGGCGTGGTGCTAGTGTCCGGCTTCTCCCCGAATGTGGCTGACATGGTAATGTCTGGCGAACTGGATCCGATGAAGGCGTTGCTCGGAAAGCTTCTGAGCGACCGATACAATCCTGTGATTGGAGCGTGGATGAGAGTTGAAGGATGATAGCCGTCAGCGGATGATTGATTTCGCTGAAAAATATTTCGGTGAATACAAGATCAAAACCTCCGGTCAGGATGAAAAGCTGATTCCCCGGCTCTGTCCCCTCTGCCATGGTGGCTCCTCCGGGAAGGACAAAGATACCTTCTGCCTCTTCCTGAACAACGGCACGTTCGTATGCAAGCGCGGTTCCTGCGGTCGCCATGGGCGTTTCGAGGAGCTTGCCAAGGAGCTGTCCGGCGAGGATATCCACCTCGCTCGCTCTGCTCAGTCTGCCCGAAAGTCTGAGAAGCAGTACAACCTTCCCTCTTCGCCAGTCTTCCCGGTCACAGAGGAAATCTACCGCTACTTTGAGTCCCGAAAGATTTCCCGCGCCACCGTCGATGCGATGAAGATCGGCGCTGACTCTGACGGCAATATTGTCTTCAGGTTCTTCCTTGATGGCGAGGAAATCTTCCGCAAGTATCGTGCGCCACATAAGCCGGGGCCGAAGGATCGTAAGGAATGGCAGGACAGCGGAACCAAGCCGATCCTGTACAACATGGATAACGTGGTCTTCACTAGGCCTCTGGTTATCACCGAGGGCATGATGGATATGCTCTCGCTTTATGAAGCTGGGATCACAAACGCTGTCTCCGTTCCGTCCGGATGTGACAATCTCGGATGGGTGACAACCTGTTGGGATTGGCTTGAGAAGTTCCATACCATTATCCTCTTTGGGGATAACGATGCTCCGGGCAAAAAGATGGTAGACGATCTGATTAAAAAGCTCGGCGAGTATCGGGTGCTTGTCGTTCGCGATTATCCTCCGATCCCTGACTCCGATCCTCAAAAGTTCTGCAAGGATGCCAACGAGGTGCTGTATCGCTACGGCGAGTCTGAGCTGATCGAAATGGTAGACAGTGCCGAAGACATTAAAACTAAGGGCCTGATGCGTTTGGCTGATGTTGTTCCTTATGACCCGACCTGTGTTCCGCGAATCAAAACCATGATCCCTGCGCTGGATGAAGCCATCGGAGGCCTGTCCGAGGGCGGCGTGTCCGTGCTGACTGGGGCTTCCGGCAATGGTAAATCAACGCTGTCCGGTCTGCTTCTTCTGAATGCGATTCAGCAGGGCTTTAATGTGTGTGCGTATTCTGGGGAACTGTCCGCTCAAAACTTTCAGGAATGGATTCATCTTCAGGCTGCTGGCTCCGACTGGATCGGCCTGAAGTATGATCCCGTCCGTGGCAAGAAGGTTCCGGTCGTGCCGCCTGAGGTCTGCAAGCGCATCATGGACTGGTACGCTCCGCACCTGTATATGTATAACAACGACGAGGTCTTCATCGATGTGAAGCAGGCGGATGCGATTCTGAATGTTTTTACTATTGCCGCCAGAAAGAATAATTGCAAGTTGTACCTGGTAGACAACTTAATGTGCACGACGGCGGACAGCGACGAAGAATTCCGATCCCAGGCCCAGTTCGTAAACCAGATGAAGCAGTTTGCCAAGCATTATCAATCCCATGTTCTGATCGTTGCTCATGCCCGTAAGATTCAGGCGGGCGCTCATATCCAGAAGAGTGACGTGTCAGGCTCCAGTGCGATAATCAACCTTGCTGACTGCGCGATTGTCTCTGAACGTCCCGACCTCCGCATTATCAAAAACCGTCAGGGCGGCGAAGAGCGCACCATTTCCTGCGTCTACTGCGGTGACTCCCGCCGTATCTATCAGGCTGATGTCGGGGACAAGAACGTGTTCTCGTGGGATAAAAAGGGGCTTACGCCTCCGCCTGTGCTGGCTTCAAGCATGCCTGAGTATGGTATTCAGCTTGCCGTTGATGGCTCTCAACCGTTTTAAGAAAGGATAAAGCAAATGGAAGAAAGAGATTCTATATTCGATCTGATCAACGAGATTATCCAGCAGTACGCTGTTGATCACAACTATGAACTGGTCTTCGATGTCTGCGAAGAGGATGATGAGGATGTCTCCCCTTCTCTCGAAGACGAGTCTGTTCCCTTCGAGCCTGATCCCTGCCCCGGCTTCTGCGAAGAGTGCGAGGCAAAGTGTTCTGACTACTTTGAGTTCGGTCACTGGGAGATCCCTTTCGTCAGCCGAATCATCTTCAATCCTCCGGCAACCATCGTCTTCTGGATGGACGGCACCAAGACCGTCGTGAAATGCTCAAAGCGTGACCGCTTCGATAAGTATCTCGGCTTCGCCGCTGCGGTGATGAAGAAGATGTTCGGCTCTAGCAACCGCGCCGACAAGTTCATTGAGCGCATGACCGTCCCCTCGAAGGGCGAAAAGGAGTAATTCGAATGAAGCATCTGCCGAAGGATTTCCGGTATTCTTTTAGCAAACTTGCGGCTTTCCTTCAGTGTCCGATGAGCTTCTACCTCCAGTACGTTTTGAATCCCGGCAGTGATGATGAGCTGCCGGGATACTTTTCAGAATACGGTTCCCTGATGCATTCAATCCTTGAGCAGTATTACAAGGATGAGCTTCCGGTTTTCTGTCTTGCTGACGAATGGCGCGACCGCTACGACAACGAGGTGATCGTTGCTCCTCCGCCCTTCCCTGCTGGCTTCGGCGAAAAGAATTATCAGGCGGCGGTTGATTATCTCGAAGACTTTCAGGGGCTTCCTGATAACTATGAGGTGCTGTCTGTCGAGGAGAAGTTCGTCCTGAATATTGGCGGCTATGATGTCTCCGGGATCGCTGATCTTGTCATCCGGGAGAAGGGTACTCAGAACATCATCGTCGTGGACCACAAGACAAAGTCAGAAGCCTCAATGAAGAAGGAGTATCAGCTCTATCGCAAACAGCTTTATCTCTATGCGATCTGGGTGCATAAAACCTATGGCGTCTGGCCTGTCAAGGTCTGCTTCAATATGGTGAAGACTGGGAAGATGATCGAGGAACTCTTTGATCTCAATCTCGTACACGAAACCATTCAATGGTTTACGGATACAATTCATGAGATTGAAGACTGTGACACCTTTGAGCTTTGGGTGACATGTATTCCTGACGGCGCGAGGCGTGAACCGTATTTCTGCAAGTGGATCTGTGGATGCAATCCATCCTGCGACCGTTATCAGGAAGTGCGCCAGATCTCCTACGCCGACTATCTCGCGAAGAAGCAGGCCGAGGAGGACATGATGCTATGAAGTCTCAGGAATTCACCGCAGGATTCACGACGGCACTTATCTTTGTTTCCGACATCTTTGAAAAGCACTCAAATGCTTTTATGGTAAAGCGTCTTCTGAGGAAGAAACAAACCAAGCTTGTCGTGAATATCATTGACGCCTGTATCCGCCGCCGGGAAACGCTGATGGATGTAGGCCCCGACAAAATGAACCTTTTTATCCGCCCTGACTGGACTGCGAACCTGAAAGAAAAATAACCCTTTCTCTTCAGCACTCAACAATAAGTTCGAGCATGTCTATTTTTACCCGTCCGCTTCCTCATCTCAGCGGGCGGGGGTTTTTCTGTTTACAGCTGAGTGGTATTTGCAAAGCATAAACTGACATTGTTTAAAGGAGTAATGAAACATGACATTGAGAGAATTCGTTCAGCACCTGCTCCTGAACGGCGAGCTGGATGATGAGCTGACTATTGAAGCCAAGATTCCTGAGGACTGTTCCGGTAAGTTTACCTGTCTGCGCCCGACTCATGTGACGCATACCGATGACAGGATAACCTACGTGGACTGTGTTGTCGATCAGGAGGAAGAATGATGCGCGTGAAAAGAACTGAACGCACTGGCATTACATTTATTGACCTGCTTCAGATCGCCTTTATTGTGCTGAAGCTTTGCGGCGTTATCTCATGGTCGTGGTGGTGGGTGCTTGCCCCGACACTGGCTACGATTCTGATCGCTGTCATTGTGTTTTTGTTTGCCCTGATTAAAGAGGCTTTGGACTGATGACATACATGTACGCTTGTTTGATGCGCCCACCGATGCCTGGGGCTATCCCCCGGGAAGGACTTGATTACGTGGATTTCTACGAGGGCGAAACAAAGGATACGCATCAGCATTACTGGGGCGCTGCGGCTTATACCCGCGAACTGACTAAAGATGAGGTCGCACACTACGACCTCAAGTTGATCGAAATACTTGGTCAACATAATACCTGACTGCATATTGGCAATATCTATTTTTATTGCCGATATGCAGTCGTCAAAACAAAGTTTGAATTCATGATTGGAGTTAGCATATGCCATACTGTGTATATCATCTTCACTCGGACTTATCTCTTCTGGATTCCTGCTCCCGCTTTCAGGAGTACGTTGATCTCGCCAAGGCTCAGGGTATGACGGCGATTGCCTCGACCGAGCATGGGCTTCCACGCTCCTGGGTTGAAAAGAAGATGGCTTGTGATGCCGCCGGGATCAAGTTTATTCATGGCGTTGAAATTTACCTGACCGAGTCATTAACCGAAAAGGTTCGGGATAATTTTCATACGGTGCTGCTTGCTCGTAACCTCGACGGCGTACACGAATTGAACGAGCTGATCAATCTTTCTACTCAGCCCGATCATTTCTATTACAACAACAGGCTTTCCTTTGACGAGTTCCTGTCGATTTCGCCAAACATAATCAAGACCAGCGCATGCCTCGCGTCTCCGCTGAACCGACTGGACGCGTCTCATCCTCGCTACATGGATCTTGCCAGACATTATGATTACCTCGAGATTCAACATCATAATGTCCCGGATCAGGTCGCTTATAACAAGCGGCTTCTGAAACTTTCTCGTCAGCTCGGCATTCCGTTGATCGCCGGGACGGATACACATTCATCCTCCGCCTACAAAAACGAGTGCCGTGAAATCCTGATGGAATATAAGGAACAGCATTATCCCGGCGAGGATGGTTTTGATCTTGTTTGGAAGACAGAGGAAGAGTTGATTGAGGCCTATGAAAAGCAGGGTGCGCTTCCTCGATCTGTCTTCATGGAGGCCATCGCAAACACACAGGTGATGGCTGATTCTATCGAAGGATTTGAGCTTGATAAGAGGCCGAAGTATCCGATCCTGACTGGCTCCGGTGAGTCTGATGAACAAGCTCTGCGTGACACAACATGGCGTATGCTTGATGAGAAGCTGGCCTCCGGCATGATCCCAAGGGAACAGGAAGAAGCATTTCGCCGGGACTGTGCCGAGGAACTCGACGCGTTTCATCAGACAAACATGTCAGGCTTTATGCTCTCCATGTCCGATATCATTTCTTGGTGTCGTAACAATGATATTCCAATAGGCCCCTGCCGTGGCTCTGTCGGCGGTTCACGAGTCGCGTATGTAACAGATATCATCGACCTGAATCCTGTGACGTATAACACAGTATTCTCTCGCTTTTGTAACAGCGCTCGTGTTGAGCTTGGTGATATCGACTGCGACTGCATGGAGTCAGATCGACCGAAAATTTTTGAATACATTATCAATAAGTTTGGTGCTTCAAAATGCGCCCGTGTCGCATCCTATGGTACAATTGCTGATCTTGCGTTTATTGATGACTGCGGTGGCGGTCTTGGCGTGATGTGGGAGCGTGAGCATCATCCTGAAAAATTCAGAGAGAACGGCAGAATGGATAAGGTTAAGTACGCCTTTGAAAAGAATAATCCATTTCATCCGCTGAAGCTAAAGAAAATTAAGAACGAGTACAAAGAGGATCCAGAACAGACCAAAGAAAAATATCCCGAACTGTTCAAATACTATGACGGCATGGTCGGCACGAGGATCTCCCAGTCCGTTCATCCAGCAGGTATGGTTATTTCCTGCGAAACACTGGATGATCACTGGGGTGTGTTTAATAAAGATGGCGAGCGCTGCCTCCTCCTAACGATGGATGAGGCGCATGATGTCTCCCTAGTCAAATACGATTTGCTCGTGCTCAAGACGGTTCAGGTGATCCATGACTGTTGTGCACTTGCGGGGCTGAAGTATCCGCGCATGCATGAGATTAACTTCAATGACAAAGCGGTCTGGGACGATATCTGCAAGGATCAGCTCGGTATCTTTCAGTTCGAATCTCCATTCGCTGCCGAGTCTCTTGCTAAGTTTAAACCACGTAGCATCGAGGAGATTACGGTTATGAATGCCGCCCTCCGCCCATCTGGCGCATCTTACCGAGATGATCTGATCAAGCGCAGGAAACACCGCAATCCGACGAAGCAGATCGATGATATCCTGAGTGAGTCTCTTGGTTATCTGGTCTATCAGGAACAAACCATTGCTTTTCTGCAAAAGATTTGCGGTCTGTCCGCTTCCTACGCTGATACGATTCGCCGAGCAATTGCCAAGAAGAAGCGCGATCAGATCGACGAGGCTATGCCTCAGATTCTGTCTGGTTATTGTAAGAATTCCACCAAGCCCCATGATGAGGCAGAGAAAGAATGTCGTGAATATCTTCAGGTCATTGAAGACGCAAGCGCCTATTCCTTTGGCAAGAATCATTCGACAGGCTACTCTCTCCTATCCTATCTCTGCGGCTATTATAAGCATTATTACCCGGAACAGTTTGTCGCAGCCTACCTGATGAACGCCGCCAATGATGATGATATCGCAACAGGAAAGGCTATTGCAAAGGCTCGTGGCATTGAGATATCCAAGCCAAAGTTTCGTCAGGATAACCGAAGCTTTTATATCGACGCCCAGCATCATATCATCTCCGACTCCTTGACATCTATCAAGGGCGTTGGTCTGAAGGATGCCGAGGCGTTGTATAATCTCCGTGATCGCCAGTATCCGACCTTCGTCGAATTGCTCCGGGACATGACACTTTATCCAGGCGCTCTGAACACCGCCGTCGTTGATAAGCTGATTCGCCTGAATTACTTCTCCGAGTTCGGCTGTGTCAAGCGTCTGATGAAGCTGTATGATGCCTTCTATAAAGGCCCATTCTGCTTCAAGACGACGCTGGTCGAGGCCTCTCAGGCTGTCCGCATGCAAAAGCTGATCGCCTATGAAACCGGGTCGCCTGATCTTCTCGGTGAGGTTCATTCCGATCTGGACGGCCTCGAGGACGATCCGCTCGATATCATCCGCTATGAAACAGAGCTGTACGGCGAGCCTTCATCCACAGCCCCGGATGCAAAAGGGATCTATGTTGTGCTTGAGGTGGACACGCGCTACTCCCCTCGTCTTCAGCTTTACTCTGTCGCGACCGGGCGAAAGGGGCAGATGAAAATCCTTAAAGACACGTACAAGAAGGAACCGCTTCAGGAAGGCGACATGATCCATATTGACTCCTGGCAACAGAAAGCTGTCTACGGTAAACCCGGCGAGAAGGAAATGTGGATCAATAAATATTTTATTGTTACCTGAGACAAACACCCATCGCTGGCACCTATATATAGATGAGAGGGGGTATTCCCCTTTCATCTATTTTTTTTATTTTTGGAGAAAGGGGTATCCCATGAGAAAGTTAGCGTCCATACAACGGATTGATGACATTCAACCGATTGAAGGCCGGGATCAGATCGCCCTCGCGACAGTCGAAGGATGGCACGTAATAATTCGGCTTGCTGATTACAAAGTCGGCGACCTGTGTGTCTACTGCGAGATCGACTCCGTCCTGCCTGAGAAACCAGAGTTTGAATTTCTCCGCCCGAAGAAATTCCGTGTACGCACCCTGAAGATGGCTGGCGTAATCAGTCAGGGTATTTGCTTCCCTCTGTCAATCCTTCCAGAGCGAGATAAACCCTATGAGCTTGGCGAGGACGTGACCGACATCATCGGCATAAAGCAGTATGAGCCTGATCAGGACAAGGAGTCTGAGGAGCTGATTGCTTCTCAGAAAAAGTCGTCCAAACATTATCCCGCCTTCCTGATGCGTATGCCGTGGTTCCGAAAGCTTGTTCTTCCGAAACCAAAGAAGGGCGGCTTCCCTTCTTTTATCAGCAAAACAGATGAGCCTCGCGTCCAGAATATGCCGTGGGTAGTCGATCAGGATATCAGATGGGTTGCGACGGAGAAGGTTGACGGTCAGTCCGGCACCTTCGCTCTTGTTCGCCATAAAGGCTTATTCCGGGATAAATTCGAATACATCGTCTGCTCCAGAAACCTTCGCCTGACTGTTCAGGATAACTCCTCTTACTGGGTTGTCTCTGATAAGTATCAGATCAAGAACGCCCTGCGAAACATGATCGGTGACCGGGACTGGGTCGCGATTCAGGGTGAGTGTATCGGCCCCAAAGTCCAGAAGAACAAGTATCGTGTGAAAGATCCAGACCTGTTTGTCTTCAATCTGTTGTATCCCACAGGCCGTGTGGATTCACTGAGAGCGAAGAGCATCTGCGAAAACCATGGATTCAACTTTGTCCCTATCGTGGATGTGAACGTCAAGCTCCCCGATACTGTGGACGGCGTCCTTGCCTATGCTGACGGTCAGTCCATGCTGGCTGACACTCTGCGCGAAGGAATTGTCTTCCGTTCAAATGATGGCAAGCAGTCCTTTAAAGCCGTATCAAACCAATTCCTGTTGAGATGGAATGAATAACATAATTTTTGATTAATCACAATCCGAATGTGATTGTTTATTTTAGGAGGTTACTATGAGAGATCCGAACAGAATAGATGAGTTTTGTAGGCATCTTGCCGCGCTTTGGCATCTGGTTCCTGACTGGCGTTTCGGTCAGCTGATCGCCAATGTCCTCGGCACATACCCCGGCGACATCTTCTTCCCTGAGGACGATGTCATGATCAAGTTCTTTGACTCATTCTTCAATAAGGGTTCTGACCTTCAGAAAGCGAAGGAGGAGTCCGCTGAATGACAGCCGTCCAATTTGCCCATATCGGGATGAACAATCTCGTTCAGTTAAACCGCGTTCTCGCCGTTCTTTCCCCCGGAACCAGAACGGTGGAGCGCTATCTTGAAATCGCGAAGAATCGCGGGATGTTTATCGATATCTCCCGGAATCGAAAGTTCAGGTCAATCCTGCTTCTGGATGACGGAACAGTGATCGCGTCCTGCATCTCCGTGATGACTTTGCTGAAGCGGTTCTATCGCGCAGCTGAAGGTGAGTCGCTTCCGTCTAGCGCCGAGCTGGATGATGCCGAGGACTTGCTCGATTTCAATGACGAGGAGGAATAAGGCAGGTGAAGATTATTGACCAGGAAGTTCAGGTCATCTATCCGCGCACCTTAGATGAAGGGACAGACGAGCTGAAGCGCATTGAAGCCGCAGGGAGAAACTGCTGGCGAAGCGAAGGAAAGATCACAGAGGACTCTTACAAAACGTTTATCGCGAACCTGAGAAAGCGGGGTCATGAATCCCCTCTGGAGTTTGGTCATCTCATGGTTCGCATGGTGACATCCCGCGATGTGCTTGCCGAGATTACGCGCCACAGAATCGGAGTGGCCTTTGCGGTGGAATCACAGCGTTATGTTAATGAGTCGAGAGAAGAGGGCGGGATCAAGTTTATCCGGCCTCTTTTTTATACTCCGTCTGATCAGGCCTCCGTTGCATGGGAGCAGGCGATGTAGGTCGCAGAGGAAGCTTACAATCATCTGATCGTCCTTGGCCTGAAGAATCAGGATGCCCGCAAGGTGCTTCCGAATTCAACGGCCTGCACGATCATGATGGATGTAAACCTCCGCGAGCTGTTGCATATCTACGCCCTCCGCTCATCCGCCGGAGCTTATCCTGAAATTCGCGAGCTGATGCGCTTGCTCAAGCTTGAGGTAGACAAAGTATTACCCGGGTTTCTCCCGGAGAAGGAAGAAACAAAAGAATGATAACGGTTTATACCACACAGGGTTGCCCGAGGTGCAAGGTTCTGAAAACGAAGCTGACTCAGAAGGGCATCCCTTACGAAGAGTTTACCGATGTTGAGAAGATGGTCGAGATGGGGATTATCAATTGCCCTATGATGTCCGTCGATGGCGGCGAACTCATGACTTTTAACGAAGCAATACAATATGTAAACGAAAGGTGAAGGATATCTTATGGATATTCAGTTGAAACTATCCAAGGATTTTGAACGTTTTCTTGAAGAGCTGAAACAGAAGTACGGCGAGGACTTTGAGTACATCAATGGCCTTCATCCGAGTCAGCTCGACTTTTCAGAATTTATTGATAACTTTGTGGACAAGGACACTCTCGCTGATGCAAGTATTGACCCGAATGCCAATGCTAACCACAAAGATATCAGAAGCTTCATGACTGAAAAGGGAAAGAGCGAGGACAAGCTCTTTGGCCTGAACAAGATTTTCATGGAGATCAAAAAGATGTGGGGGTTGCGCACAGCGAAGCAATGGCTTGAGCAGGAATTCAGCCGTGGCTTCTACCTGAACGACAGCACAACCGCTTCTTACTTCCCTTACTGTTGGGCAAACGACTTCACAAGGCTCGCGCATGAGGGCCTTTTCTTTTTGTCTAACTACAACAACGAAGCGCCGAAGCACCTGACTACGTACTTCGATGACGTGATCGAGTTTGTTTCATTCCTGTCAAACCGACAGAGCGGGGCGGTCGGTATGCCAAATGTTTTGATCTGGGCATGGTACTTCTGGAAGAAGGATGTAGAAGGCGGCTACTACATGAAGGATCCTGACTACTACCTTCGCCAGCAGTATCAGAAGTTTATCTTCCGGCTGAACCAGCCATTTTTGAGAATTGATCAAAGTGCGTAAAAGTTTGCGCCCTTACCCGGCGACGGGTATTGAAAACCTTGTGAATTGCTGAAAAATCTTGTGTGATTTGATCGTTGATTAACTCAGAAGACAATTAGCAGCCAAGCCTCTGCAAAAGAGGAAGGTTCAGAGACTATCCTCGACGAGGAGTACACCGTAAGCGATTGACGGTGGAAGTGCAAGGGGTCTGCCTTGGCAGATCGTGATATAGTCCGCTCCATGTGGTGACGCATGGCAGTTCGTAAGAGAACGGCGGCGGCGTAGCGAACCGCCGCGAACACAAAGGTTACAAATGTTTCTATATTTGACCGTCCGTATCTCGAATCGCTCTTCGGAGGCGTAGAGTTCCCGGACGGCACATTCGCTATTGACAATATTGAAGACCTGATCAAAGCCCAGCAGGTATTCATGGAAGTGGTTGACGAAACGCGAAGCGTGAATATGTTCACATACCCAGTCCTTACATATTCTTTGCTTTATAAAGATGGCAAGTTTGTAGACGAGGAATTCGCCCGCTGGGCTTCCAGGCATAATATGCGGTGGTCAGATTCAAACTTCTTCGTTAGCGATAACGTTGGAGTCTTGTCGAATTGCTGTCGCTTGTTGTCAGACACTTCGAAACTGGATGCGTTTATTAACTCTATTGGAGGCACGGCTCTCTCCGTTGGTTCCTGCCGGGTCAGCACAATCAACCTCGCGAGAATTGCTTACGAGAGCCGAACGGAAGACGGCGTGTTTGATAAAAAGAAATATATCAAACTCCTCCGTCAGCGTGTCCTTCTGGATTGTAAAGCGTTGGCGTCCATGCGCCATATCCTCCAGCGTAATATCGAGAAGGGTCTGCTGCCTAATTATCAGGATGGCGCTGTTGAGTTAAATAAGCAGTACTGTACAATCGGTATACTCGGCCTGTATGAAGTCATGGATCTGTTCGGTCTGATCAATACAGATGAGCTTGGATGCAAGTCCTATTCGGATGAAGCTGTCGAATTTGCCACGCTGATTCTTGATACCATTAATGATGTGAAGGATCATTTTGAATGTGACTTCTCGTTTAATCTGGAATCTATCCCGGCGGAAAATTGCGCTGGTGTCATCTGTCAGGCGGATAACCTTTTGTTTGAGCAGAATAAATACTTCATATACTCGAATCAATGGATACCGTTGATGGAGAAATGCACAATTCAAGAGAAGTGCCGCCTTGGATCTATTCTGGATAAGAAGTGTGGCGGCGGATGTATCGCGCATATCAACATTGAGAATCGCTTTCCGAACGAAGAGTCTGCTTGGGATATGCTGAATTATGTGGCATCGCAAGGCGTGATCTACTTTGCTTTCACAACGAAAATCAGCGTCTGCACAGACAAACATGCGTTCATTAGCGAGAAGAAATGTCCGGTATGCGGTAAGCCTGTCGCAGATACATATGCAAGAGTGGTTGGCTTTTATACCTCTGTAAGTAGCTATCAGAAAATCCGTAAGCGTGAATTCGATAAGCGTAAATGGATGAATGTGCTATCAAATGATGGAGTAATGCAGTAATGCTAGTTAAAGGAATTACGGACGAGGACTTTATTAATTTTAAAGTCCCGTCCCTTTTTATCGCAACATCTACATGCACATTCAAATGTGATAAGGAGTTCGGGTCACAGATATGCCAGAATAGTCGTTTGGCGAATCAGCCAAACATCGATGTATCCATGATCAGCCTTCTTGAAAGATACAGGAATAACCCGATCACAAAGGCTATCGTCTTCGGCGGATTGGAACCACTGGATGACGGAGACACAATCGTCCTGATCGGATTGCTCCGCTCCATGGGGATTATGGATGATGTTGTGATTTACACTGGCTACAACAAGGAAGAAATCATAGATAAAATAGCAGTTTTAAGCCAGTACCCGAACATCGTCATCAAGTACGGCAGGTTCATCCCCGATCAACAGCCACATTTCGACCCAGTCCTTGGCGTTAATCTCGCCAGTGACAATCAATATGCAGAAAGGATTTCCTAATGGTTAAATATTACATCTTTGGCGAAGGAACGAAGAAACCGATTCAGCGCAAGAAGCACGAATCCGATGCTTTCGTCTTCGTCAGTGACATTAAAAACCTCCAGCGATATGGCTGCATGACCATCGTCCGCGAGGATGATGACGGTCGCAGTTATCACTGGAACGCCGACACAAGCATCTGGGAGGCAGATCATGAGATTTGAAAAGGTTTCATTTGAAGAGTTTCGCAAGAACTTCGGGCTTGAGAAAGCCGCCGCCTGGGCGTATGAGAACGTACAGCTTCCCCACCGGGGAACGGCAGGATCAGCCGGGTATGACTTCTATCTTCCAATGCCTGTCTGCCTGACGCCCGGAACGCCCATGGTAATCCCGACCGGGATCAGAGTTCAGATTGACCCGGGCTATTTCCTGATGTGTGTTCCGCGCTCTGGTCTTGGGTTTAAGCATGGGGTTCAGCTTAGAAACACCGTAGGGATTATTGATGCCGACTACTATTACGCTGATAACGAGGGCCACATTATGGCGTCCCTGACGTCTGAGGTTCCTGTTAACCTGAAGGAAGGCGACCGTTTCATGCAGGGCATCTTCGTTCCCTACGCGATCACTGAAGATGATGACCCAATCAAACAGGAACGTCACGGTGGCTTTGGATCGACTGGCGGTGCCGGGGAAACATAACATGGCTTGCAGAGTATGGATTAACGGGAAATATATTAACTTAAACGAGGAAAAAGGTATGGAAGAAATTAAAAACATGGACTATCTCCTCGGCGTGAGGCCGGATGCACCTGTGGTCGAAAACGAGAAAGGCGGCAAACAGTCTGATACGCCTTATGGCTTTCATATGATCCCCCCGACGTCAATCTTTAAAGCCGCAGAAGTCCTGAAGTACGGTGCTGATAAATACGGCGAAACCTTCACCAACAGAAACTATACAAAGATTTCGTCCATCGATCACCTGAACCATGCGCTCCAGCATATCTACGCTCATCTCGCCGGAGACACGTCCGATGATCATCTTGGTCATGCGCTTGTCCGCTTGATGTTTGCATATGACATGGACATAAGGGAGCACTCCGATGGATAAAGACACAGTATTCAACCTGATCTCCTGCGACCTCTCGATGCGCTGTCCGGGCTTTGCGCTCTTGCAGTACACCGGGGAAGATCGCAGCGCGAAGGTGTAGGAAACAAGCTACGTCGATAATAAGGCCGCAAAGAAATGTCACGGCGAGATGCTCATGGAGATCTCCCGGGAACTGGCTCGTTATATCAAAGCAAACCCCGGCGCTGTTCTGGTCCGGGAGAAGGCGCTTGATGTGATCAGTCGTTCCGCGAAAACGGTGGAAGTCCTGCATAAGGTGGTCGGCGTCTCCGACCTCTATGCATGGTGGCTTGAGAAGGCCGAGTTCGAGGAAGTCCCGGTGAAGGCCGTGAAGTCACTTGTCGCCAATGACAAAGACGCCAAGAAGGACGCTGTCGCAGAGGCGCTTGTCCAGTTCGTCGGCCCCAGAGAGTACGCCCGGGATGATGAGTCTGATGCTGTCGCTGTCGGGGTCGCATGGCTTATTCAACACGGCTTGATCGACAGCCCATACCCAAAGGAAAAGAAGGTGCGCTGATCTTGTATAACAAATTCGCCGCGCTCCTTCTTTTATTTTTGTGCGCCTGTTATCTGTTTTTTAATCAGCCGAAATACCGAATATAAAGGAGTGTATCTGCATGTATAACGTAGAGCTTGCGATGAAAGCGCAGAAGAAATACTGCGAGGAAACGCATACCCCTTACTTTGCGCCGCATGATGGATGTTGCTTCCGTTGCGGGCATCAGATCTACGCGCCGACGATCTCAAAGTACGGATACACCGTCGGTGTAACGGTGGAGTATGCAGCGAACAATCTGGTGACGTCATGCCCCTATTGCAACGCGTCCTTCGTGGAGTGACTGGCCTATGAAACATTGCCTTGCCGAGCGACGTCATAATGACTGGAAGAAAGCGATCCGGAAGAGCCGTATTGTCCATAATGTATACGGCTGGAAGGAAGGCTGGTACGACAATCTTCATCAGTACAGCAAGAATAAGATTCACTGTTCCTGCCCGATCTGCCGTTGCAAGACAAGAGATCGCGACAGGCGGTATGGTTCGAAAGAAAACTGGTCGATGATGGATCTGAGGCGCTTGGCTGATATGATCGACCAGGCAAAGGAATACTTGGAAGAAGACGAATAAAAAAAATAACCCCCGCTGGCTTACATAAAAAGTCAGCGGGGATATTTTTATAGGAGGAACGAAATGGCTGATAGACACTCTCGTCTTTATAGGATATGGCATAACATGAAAGACAGGTGTTATAACCCAAAGAATCATAAGTATCAGTACTATGGCGGCAAGGGGATTGTTATGTGTGATGAATGGAAATCATCCTACAGCGCGTTTAAGAACTGGGCAAACAGAAGCGGATATCTTGACGATCTTACCATCGACAGAATCGACTCAAGCATGGGTTACTGCCCCGAGAATTGCCGCTGGGTAACTTTAAAAACTCAGGCAAATAATAGAGTTTCCAACAGAATCATTAGCCTGCATGGCGTATCTCATACCGTTGCTGAATGGGCTGAACAGCTTAACATATCTCCGAATACACTATATAGCCGACTGAGAAATGGAATGAGCGAGGAACGCGCATTAACTCTGCCGATCCACACAGAATACAGGGATCATCCGCTGTCCTATAACGGAGTGACGAGATCTCTTGCTGAATGGTCGAGGGCAACAGGGCTTACAGAAAGCTGTATACGCCAGAGAATAAAAAGAGGTTGGTCTGTTGAAAGAACGTTAACTACACCGAATGGAGGCGCATCCCGTTGACAAAAAAGAGAAGGCTGCTTTATACTGAAGCCAGTCCGAACCTTGAGAATAATATATCGCAAAGCTCTTCTGAAAAAGGAGATGCTATTATGGATAAGAACATTACTCTCTCATCGTTTGTTGATCTTTGGCTTGATCTGTTTAAGAAGAACGAAGTGAAGCCCGCAACCTTTTCGAGGCTTCAGCAGTCGGGTCGCTCTCTTGTTGACTACTCTATCGGCAAGGAAAAGATCGTAGACATTAATCCGCTGGATGTTCAGTTTTACATCAACGAAATTACAGAGGATGGGTACAGCTTCAGTACAATAAAAAAACAACTTGAATTGGTTAAGGCTTCCATGAGAAAAGCTGTTTCCCTGAAGCTCATCCCTGAGAATCCGGCGGAAGAAATAGGACTGCCAAACAAAGAACTGATCAAGAAAAAAACAAAAGAAATACAAGCGTATGACGATGTGCAACAGAAACGAATTCAAAAATACATCAGCGAGCACTCGTCTGATCGAAGCGTACTCTGCGTTGCGTTTATGATTGAAACAGGCCTCAGAGCCGGAGAAGCCCTAGCCTTGACGTGGAGCGATCTACAGATCAATCAGCATCGCTGCAACGTCCATGCGACTGTTGTGAATCAGCATCAGCCGAGCAAAGCCTATGTTCAGGATTCCCCGAAGACTGACTCAAGCATACGTACTGTTCCGCTGACACCAGTTGCTACCAACATTCTCAAGCAACTCAGGGCTGATTCGACAAGCCAATTCGTTTTCGGCGCAGAAGAAAAACGTCTTGAGTATCCAACACTTATACGGGCGATCAAAAAAATGTGCGCTGAAATAAAAATCCCTTATCTGGGCGCTCATGTTTTTAGGCACACCTTTGCGACCAACTGCTACTACAAGGGAATAGATGTGAAGATCTTGTCTAAGCTTCTTGGTCACAGCGATGTAAAGGTGACTTACAACACTTACATTAACCTTTACGGCGACGGTTTTGACGACATGTACGCCGCGCTTTGTCTGTGAATAAAGCCAAGATAAAGGTCTTGCAAATATTCACATAAAAAAATCAAGCGTCCTAAATCCCTGGAACGCTTGATTCATAAGGGTTTGAGAGGTGCCATCCAGATTCGAACTGGAGAATAAAGGTTTTGCAGACCGTTTACAAGAAAATGCATAAAACTGAGCTTTGCGGTATATTTACTCATGGTTCGGATATATTTCTAAAATACCTCCACGGGAGATACTTCAGAAATATATTTGGATCCGTTTGCCATCCTTGCAAGTTTGTTGTACAATCTGAGTCAACAAGTTTGCTGGAGGGCAGGCAGATGGATGACGCGAGAAACCGCGATGTCATATCGTTATTTTCCGGGGCGATGGGGCTGGACCTCGGGCTGATCAAGAGCGGTTTGAATGTAGTGATCGGGCAGGACTTTGACGCGGCCTGTGTAGCTACGATGCAGGCGAATAACCATAACGTCATTGGCGGCGATATCAGGAAGATCGAAGCGCAGGCTCTGCTCGACATAACCGGGCTGAAGCGTGAGCAGCCGTTCCTAATCTGCGGTGGTCCTCCCTGCCAGCCCTTCTCGACCGCAGGTAAACGGCTCGGCATCAATGATCCCAGAGGAAGTCTGTTCATGGACTTTATCCGGATGATTGATTACATCCGCCCGCGCTTCTTCGTCATGGAGAATGTCAAGGGCCTGATGTCAGCGCCGCTGAAGCATCTGCCTCAGGAAGAAAAAGACGATAACGATCCGGAACAAAAGCTCGGCACAGTTCTCGCGGTCGTTCTCTCAGAGTTCAGGAAGCTTGGCTACAAGACAGTTTACGGACTGCTCGACGCGGTGAACTACGGTGTTCCTCAGTTCAGGGAGCGCTTCATCCTGATCGGAAGCCGGGACGGCGAAAACATTTTTCTGCCAATCCCGACTCATTTTCAGATGCATCAGGAAGAAGCGTACAGATGGAGGACACTGGAAAACACGATCAAAGATCTCGAGGATAACTGCGGTGATTGCCTGTCGTTTGGCGAGGAGCGCACCAGATACCTGAGGCTTGTCCCGGAAGGTGGAAACTGGCGTGATCTCCCAAAGAATGTTATAGAACAGGCTATGGGCGGTGCGTATAATTCCGGCGGCGGCAAGGTCGGATTCTACAGAAGACTCTCCTACAAACAGCCCGCGCCTACGTTGACCACTTCTCCGATCCAGAAGGCGACAATGCTCTGTCATCCTGTCAAGGACAGGCCTCTCAGCATCCGGGAGTACGCTAGGATTCAGCAGTTCCCGGACGACTGGACGATTACTGGCAGACTGTCTGATCAGTACAGGCAGATCGGGAACGCTGTCCCGGTCGGGCTTGCAACCGCGATTGGCAAGGCGATTCAGGCGACCGCCGACGGCAACAGCACGATTGAAACCAAGCGACTGAGAGGCACGAGTGTCCACCTGAAGATCAGGGACGCGATTGCCTTGGGAGGAGACAATGACGATTAATAATAGTTTTAACGAGACTGCTGTTGTTGCCGCCATTGCTGATGCGCTTGAGAACTTCTACAACAGCTTGCTGAAAAAGATTGATGAGATAGACATCAAAGATGTGCTGAAGAATAAAAACCCTTATCTCTTCAGGGCGAAAGGCTACAGCGGCGCAGCTCAGATTGTGGACGCGATCCTGTCCGCCTTTGTCTCTTCCTCCGAGGAAACAATCTTTGGCAATGTTTTCTTCGAACCTATAGCGACCGTTGTTTCCGGCGGACAGAAAGCAATCGCTGAAGGAATAGATGTAATGGTTCATCGGGGCGATACCGTTTATGCGATTGCTGTGAAGTCAGGTCCAAAGGTCTTTAATGCCGATAGCCGTAAACGCCAGGAACAAAACTTTCTGGCGGCTCACAAGCTTGCCATGCAGGCGAGAAAGCGTTTTGTCCCTATCGTTGGCTATGGGTATGGCAGGAAGCGCCAGTCGAATCGTGGGCTTCCTAAGTTTTACCGGGAGCTGGCAGGTAAAGATTTCTGGGCTGCGCTGACAGGCGACGATGAGTTTTATATCAAGCTGATCAAGCTGATGGGACGGCTTCCTGAGAAGTACGTTGAGGATTTTAACGAGGCCTACCAGAGAGCCGCTAACAGACTCGTCAGGCAGTTCACCGTAGACTTTTGTAACGAGGATGGATCCATTAACTGGGAGAGAATTGTCAGGTTTAACTCCGGCGATTAATCCCAAAAATAAAAAAATCCCGGGCGCTGAAATTACTCAGCACCCGGGTCTTTTTTTTATTCTCAGATATCGTCTACCTTGCTGGCAAGCATATCTGCGTGATGCGTCCACAGCACGTTTTCATACGCTCTGATCGCCATATCGTATTCTTTCCAGTCATCCTTTTCATAGGCTCCCATATGGAACCGGATGCACAGCATTTCCTCTTCAGTCAGTACAAGGAACTGCGACAGGATCATGATGGACTTAACGCCATGTCCTTTCAGCAGCGTTCCTTCATTGTATTCATACATCGGCTTACTCAGGTCAGGGAATGTCGGGATCTCCATGCCAAGCTCAGGAATAGTCCCAAGTGGTTTCTCCGGCTTCTGTTCGCGCTTGATGTACTGGTCGCATTTGCACAGGTCATGGAACATCCCTACGATAAACGGGCTTTCTTCCCTCTCCCACTTCAGACCATTATTCTGCGTCAGCTCAATCAGCCGCCTGGTCACCATGAAGCTGTGGTCAAACAATCCGCCCTCGTAGGCTCCGTGGTATTTTGTCGAGGCCGGGGCAGTCATAAACCCACCGTAGTTCAGATAGCCCATCAGGTTCTCATTCTTGATCACAAGCTTCTGCGGATCATCGCCATAATTTGCTTCCCACAGTTTAGAAAACATCTGGAGACGCTCGTCTTTTGTCAGCACTTTATTAAACATGTTGTTCTCCTTTTTCCTTCTCATATTTTAATGGACACCAGTGCGGCCTCTCCCATGAGCCGCGCTTTTGTTTGTCAGCTTTGCAATCTCCGTACTCATTGTCACAGCATGGGCATTCGTAGCAATATTCAGGAAGCGCATCCAAAGACGTTATCACAATCATTCCCATTTCACCTTCTCTCCCCAGGTTCAGGCTCATCAAAAGCACTCCACTTATCATCTACGATTAAATCAAATATATATCCAACATCAGGAACTTCCAGAGGACAATAATTTATCCCGCTATAACTTTTAAACATAATCGTGTTGTCTTCCCAAATCCAGTAGCCACTTTCCGCAAATTTTTCATGTGCGATTGCTTTACCGTTTCGCAATTCTTTGTATGCTTCTTTAAAACTCATGATTATTTCTCCTCTTATTCGTTTTCACTACTTTTTCTGTCAGCGCAAGATCGTCAACTTCACCGACCTTCCTGCCGTGCCTTTGTTACAAATTTCAATGGTAGATGCGACTCCTGTGTTTTATGACGAATAACGAGTTCTGGGATTGAAGCATAAAATTCTGCAAATTGCTCCTGCTCTTTCATTTCCTCAATCAGCATTGCACGTTCCCATGCCATAAGCCATTCGCCACTTAACGGTTCTCCGTTATTCATTCCACTTCACCTTCTGTCCGCACCCCGGGCAATACTTATATCGCACAATATAACCATTACACTTGCCACATCGTGCAATCCTGTTGCCAAAGAAATCTTCGTATGTCGGTTTAACAGGCTCCTGCTCTTTCAGCAAAACCAACGCATCATGCGCAAATTCTCTTATTTCCTCGTCTGTATATTTGTCGTAGGACAAACTCGGGCTAATATAAACTTCACTTAGCCAATCCCATACACGTTTTCTGTCCATTTCTCTTGCGGCTTCATGTGTCATTCCACTTCACCGACTTTCCCATTCTTTTCCGTACAGTATTCTTGCTCCAATCCGTATGAAGAACCAACCGAACCGCACCCTTGCAGCACTTACAATCCGTTTCGGAGAATTATATATGACGGTCATTGGCATTAATCCATTGTCTGCGACCATTGAAATTGTCATTTCATGGATTCTCATTCACTTCACCGACCTTCCCACTCAATTCGTTTACCGCAACAACGGCAGAAATTGTCCTCACGAATCAACTGCACACCACATAGGTCGCAACAACAATCTGTAATATATTCCATTGTGCATGACGGTTCTGGGTGTACAACCGATTCATGCTCTTCTAGCAGTGAAAGAGCTATATCTAATGCATCACGTAGCATCGAATAATTTTCGGGTGGATAATTAGCCTTAATGGTTTCGATGGCTTCTTGATTTGACATTTCTATTTCACCAACCTTCCTCCCATCGTGCATGAGAATATCCAACAAAACCGCATTCGCATTCGTACTGATATTGCGCCGGATAACTGGTTAAAACTATATCTGTCCTTTGAAAGAGTTTCTTTCCACATCTGGGGCATTCGATATTTGTCAAAACTTTGTTTGTAAATTCTTGTGTATATGGATACATTCGTTCAAATTGTTCCCATTTCATTCCCATTTCACAGTCCTTTCTATATTAAACTCTGTCCCCTGCGTCTTCGTTTGGGTCAATGGCAGATAAATGACACGCATGAATATAATTCCCTATATAATCGCAAGCCTCGCCTTTGGTTGTACCACTGAATGGAGGAATGAACGCATCATTCATTATTGCGTCTTCCTCTATTTTTGCAATCATGATTTCTTGCTTTTCCGTTATTGGGTCATTTTTCCAACTCATCCCACTTTACCTTTCTTCCGCATTGGCGGCAGTATTTTGCATATTCCTTCGCCTTGTCGATTCCATTGTAAATGTGATGATACATGTACGCACCGCACGAACCACAAGCCCATACAAAAACGCCGTCTCCACCATGTCTGAGTGTCGGTTCAACTGCATCTTGCTCTTTCAGCAGGATGATGGCGGCTTTTGCAGTCTCTTGCACCTCGCTATCGCTGTACCACTGCTCCCAGTCATCCTGCGTCAGTCCTTCCAACCAACCCATTACTGTCAGTCTATCCATCATTCCCACCTCACCTCACGTCCGCATTGACGGCAGTATTTGTCAAATTCGTTTGGGTCATGTGGGTCATTGTCTTCAAATCCAACATATGAACCGCAGTTTCCACATAACCATACACGACCTGTTTTCTTATCACGAATAGGTTTTACCGCTTCCTGCTCTTTCAGCAGTTCCTTTTTTATGCATCTCAACGCATTTTCAGCTTTCCATGTCGGTGCTTTCTGTGCTTCAAAGATCAATTCATCTATGACCCTGATCACATTCTCCCTATCAATCGAAAGCCCCATCGTTTGCCCTCCTTCGAGTTATATCATCAATCAGTTTCTGTTGCTCTTTCAGTAAGGCAATAGTGTCAAAAACTATTGGTCTGCGTATTTTCGCATAGAACCATCCATCATTTTCTGCTTCCTTTAAAGCTTCTTGTAGTTTTTTCACAATATATTCTTTCTCATGGTCATGCATCTTGCTTCACCGTCTTTTCCATCCGTTGAACGTTGATATCTCAAGCATCGCTTTTAAGTTGTCTGCAATCGTTGATAATGTATCGTCCGGTTCCATGTCGTTTTCAACTGCATAATCGCATATCTCGGTTATGATATGTGTCATAAACTCTTCTTCATTCATTCCCACTTCACCGACCTTCCTATAACACTTTGTAATTGATTATCTCGCTGTCAATCTCAAACACATCACTGTAAACATCTGCATCCTCGTCATCGCATATTTGAAGTGTTTGATTGGCGAATCCTTTTCGCTCGACTTCAATTCCCCAAACAGCGCAATCAGGCTTGCTATAATAAACACGGATTATTGTTCCGTCTCCAAAGTAAATCCTTGCCTTGGCGTCGTTGAAATTGCATCCGATTTCATTTTCAACAACGCTCCCATCAATTTCTATGAGATCATCAGATACTCCATAAATCTTAATCATTCCCACTTCACCTTCCTGCCACACCCCAGGCAATATTTCCCTTTATAGTACCAAGCGGTTTTGCACACCGGACAGCAATAAAACTTATATTTGTCTGTCCCAACGTAATATACTTCTGGCTCAACAGGTTCCTGCTCTTTCAGCAGGGTGATGGCATCCGTTAGAATATTTTGATACGCTTCAAATACAGGCGATTGGCTCGGCAATCCAAATCCGAAAAACTCACGCATTGCCTCTAGCCCTTCAACAACCTTTTCCCTTTCATTCATTTCCACTTCACCGCCTGTCCGCACTTTGGGCAAAATCTTGGCATATCATCCGGCGATACCGTAAATGTAAGCCCCAGCAATTTCCATAGGTTGGTCTTACATTTTCCGCACGATGCATAAATTCCGTCCGATGTCTGTGCAAGTCCCGGTTTAACCGCTTCCTGCGCTTTCAGCAAGGCCATGGCATCCGATCTTAATTGCTCCATACATCCTGTTTTATTGTGGTAATATGGGCAATCAGCGCCGCAGGAAAACCTATCCAGACAAACATCAATTCCCTTGATGACCTTTTCCAGATCCGGCATATTACGATCTCACAACCCTTCCACGAACTCGAATTCATCTGTCAGATAATACGAATTATCATACAGGATAGCTTTTATCTTTACTGTTTCCGCGTCGCATGTAATATAAACATTAAATACCTCTGGGTCGTCAGTAGGCTCTATTCTGCAATTCTCTACCTCGCTTTTACACCCGTTGATTGTAATTATCATTTTCATTATCCCCACTGCTCCGCCATAGCCTTTGCGATGCCCGGAAACGTCTTGCTTCTTCTCTTGCTGTGACCTGGGCTTCCTCCGCCGTAGTCCGCAGAGAACGTAACTGTCTTACCGTTCTTGCAATGAAACTGCACAAGCTCCGGCTCAACGATCTCCGTGGGCTTCAGCTCCGGCAGGTTCCGCAGCCACAGGCACGTAGACTTCTTCGACGGATGCCCATACTCATACGGCTGAATGATCTGGTCAGGCTTCCTGTACACGCCGCTCATGATCCCAATCGGGTTCTCAATGGCGACCCGCTTTGCGTTACAGCAGATAAACTCCATAAAGAATTTAATGCCGTCGATCCGATCCATGTACCGACCGTAAGCCTTCGCGCCGTAAGTCTCCTCGGAGAAATGCTTATTCCCGGATACAGCCAGATAGGTGCACGGCGGATGCGCGATAATCAGATCCCACTGATCAGGCGCGTAGTGATTCATGCCATCCTCCGTTTGAAACATGACCCCCCCCATATGGATAAGCGGAAGCACGTTCCCCTTGATATGCCATTCCGGATGTCCGCCGGAGCATTCCTGAATATCGCAGGAGTATGCCTCGTGGCCCCGCTCCCGAAACGCGATGCAAACCTCCTGACTTTCCTCACAGGCAACCAGTACCGTCATTCCTCTTCCTCCCACACAAATCGCTGTCCGCATTCCTCGCAGTAGTTCTGGTCCCGGATGACCGACTCGCTCCCGCATCTGGGGCAGATATACTCATCGTCATACGGATTGTCCGTGTTTCCGCACCGTTCCGGCGTGACGCCCTCGTCCTTCGCGATCAGGTCAACCATCCGCGCAAACGTCTTCTCTTCCTGCACAAACCAGCATTTCGCGCAGTCCTTCTTGCATTCGTCGCAGGCGTCACGAAGAATGCGCTCAAACACTTCCATCATTGTCTTGCTCATTCTCCCTCCTGTATCTGCGGTTCAGCCGCGCCAGCACCTCGCGCTCATCGCTCTTCATGAGCCGCCTGAGGATGTCCCGTCCGTCCACGCCGCACAGCGCCTCACACCATGCCGAATAGAAAAACTGCTCCGTGGATCTCTTCAGCCTCAGTTTGTCGAGATGCGCATTCCTGAGATTCCTCGACTCCCGCATCCCGATGCACCAGTCGTGTACCGCGTACATCACTACCGCATTGGCGAGGTCTTCCCATCCGCGATTCATCGGATTCAATGTCATCATCTGATATTCTCCGCCCTTTCATAAGCTGATGTCTGCCGCATGGAAAAGTATTCCTGAACCGTAATCTCGTTCAGGCTCAGGACGGGTCTGTCATGTTTGACTCCCGGCATGGCCTTCGCTTTGTCCATCGCCTCCAGCGCGTTGTTGGCGCTGATGCCAAAGGTGATCGGGATGTACTTGTATTTACCGCAATGTCCCCGCATACATGTCACCGAATAATATCTCATCAGATCAGCACGAGCGGATGCTCTTCCTCCTTCTTCGAGATTCTGATCCCATAGCGCTCATCACCGTCCATCTCGACCGGGTCTTTCTTCTTCATCGGTCTGCCGCGCCTCGGCTTCCCTTTCTTGGTCGCCTTGACAGGCCTGTAGCTGCTCTGGAAGGCGACCACAAGCTTGTAGTAATCCTTGTTGACCTTCTCCAGTTCATCAAGCTCCTGCGTCAGCGTTTCGATGTTTCCGTTCGCCGCTGCAAGCTCCGCCTCAAGTGTCCTGATTCTGGCCTCCTGCGCCCGAAGTGTCATCGCAACTTCCTTCAGCGGGCAGGATTGACTTGTCCCTTTGCACTGCGTCCTGTACAGGCATTTCGTTCCCTGACAGGTATTGCAGGCTGACATCATCTTCATTGCGATTTCAGAAGGCGTCATTCTTCTTCTCCTCTCTCGCCCTTCTCAGTCTCTCCGCCGACGCCGCCCTCTGCTCCTCCGACATGCTGACCTTCCTAGGAATAGATATCTTGATCCATTTTCTCGGCACCCGGACGAACAGCCCGACCTCGTCCTCCTTCTCGATCTCGACGCTCTCCGGCTCCGCCTCCCGAAGCTTCATCAGCTTGTTTCGCATGACCGGGTCGGATGTGTACACATCTGCCATCTCGTCGATCTTCTTCGGATACATGTTGATCGTTGTCTCCTGTTCCTCAAACGCGCATCTGTTCAATTTTTTCACCTCCCCTCTACAATAGATAGGTGCTGTGAAAAACTTTTGTCGCGCACTTATTCGAAAACAATAAAATTTTTATGCTCTCTTTTTGTATGACCGCTCTGTCGTCCGCTAGATCACACCTCGCCGGATCTATTGCTGAGTGGTGAAGCCGGGAGATAAAATCCCCAAAAACAAAAAATTCCCGGCGCATACTTTCGTACGCGCCGGGTAAATTTCATCAGGCCGCTTTGCCTTGAGCAATGTTCAGCTCCTGGACCACGGACTCCACCAGATAGTCGATTGTCTTTTCCACGTTGTTCATGTCCACGATATAACCCTGCCGCTGCAGTTCCTCGAGGACGAGCTTCTTCTTCTCCTGCCCGGGCTTGGACTCGTACAGCTGCTCAACGCCGTACACAGCGGTCTTGACCGCGATCCTGAGCAGTTCCATCTGATCCGCGTTCATCCGGGCTTTAAGCTCAGGAATCACGTATCGCATCAGCAGGCCGAAGATAAGAGTTAACACCGCCATAATAATTTGAGTCAGATCAATCTGCATGTTTCCTTACTCCTTTATCCATTGCTTTCTTTTTCTTCCTCGCCGTCCCCGTCATTTTTCCAGCCGAGGACTCGAAGGGTATACAGTGCCTTGTCATACTTTGAGTTGGATGTATAAGCCAGAACGCTTGTGATCATCACAATCGTGACCAGCCCCGCTAGATAGACCACCGTTCCGCCGACCGTCGGCTGATATGCAAGCAGGCATACGATCAGTGTCATGTAGAAGAACCAGAACCATTCCGTCCGCCCCGCAAGCCGCTTGGAGAACTGTTGCTTCGGGTCGTGCTGTTCCTTTTTGTTCATGCGCATCACCTCAGAAAATCGTTCTCCCGGATGCACCGATGATATTCATTGATGAAGAAGGCGTAGTCTTCCTTGTATACGTCGTTCGTCCATCCGTATTTCTCGACCAGCCGCTCATACTCCGCGTTCTCCTCGATCAGGTTCCGGAAGTCTTCCTCCGTATGCTTTTCGCCGTTGCGGCATCTGCGGGAGAAAGTGAACACATGGTTCTTGATCCGTGCCGCCGTCATCAGATCCTGCTTTTCCTCCAGCTCCGCCAGCTTTGTTTTCATGATCTCGCAGTTAGCGGTTGTGCCTTGTTTGATCAGCTCGTTCTGCTGTTCGATGTCCGCGAACTTCTCGCAGTTTTCCCTTCGCAACTCCGCGATCTTCTCGTTCGTGTCGTTCTTCAGGTCGGCGATCTTTTCATTCGTGTCCCGCTTCAGGTCCGCGATATCTTCCTTCAGTCCTCCGGTGATCCGGTTCCCAATCCACCTCAGAAACGCCGTGATAGGCGACAACTTGATCTTCGAGAACTCAAAGAATAGGCTGAAAACAAAAACGACAATCAGTACAGTCCATCCGACATTGCCCGCGATCCACTCGCCGACGGGCTTGGTAATCTCGTTCATCTCAATCACTCCTCGCTTATTTGTTCAGCGAAGACTTCAGCGCCTCGTACAGAGCCAGGGCGCAATCTTTTGTCATGGTGATAGAGATATTGCCATTCTTCTCGCTGTTGTCTTCAAAGTCTAAAAAACGTGTCATCGCGTACCCCGTGTACGCGTTATAGATAACCTTGCACCATTCGTCTCCGCGCTCGACTACGCCGACCGTAGCCCCGCTTGGGATCTGCGTCAGCCGCTCAGAGCTGGTACTTTTCTCAGACCGAAGGTTCAACGCCCCGTCCTTTACCTTTGCGTATTCCACAATGACCGTCACCTCCTTCTCTCCCGACGGGTTGAGCAGGGTGTTGATTCTATCTCCGTAGTCAAATCTGTCCCACAGCCCGATCCTGTTCCATCCGCCGTTGATGGTCTTCCCCGCGAACTTGCTGGTGCAGACATGCCCCCTCGAGGCCGAGGAATGAATCGCCCCGTCCCCGCAGTTGAAGGCGTCCGCGCCCGCGTTTCCCTGCTCCTTCGCGTGTTCGGTCATCTGCCTGCCTGTCCTGCCCGTATAGATCCCGATGTGGCTCGCGTTTCCGATGCCGTCGCTTTTATACTTCTCCGGCTCGCCACCGTTTCCGCTCAGGATGAAGAGCAGCGCACCCTTCGGGATGGAGCCGAACTTGCGCTTGCATTCCTCCGGCGTTCCTACCCACGTCATCTTCCGGTACCACGCGTTAGACCCCGGCAGGTTCTCTTTGATACCGACTGTCCGCATAGTCTTCTCGACAAAGTCCTGGCAGTCAAAGTCATTGTTCTTGTAGACCCTTCCGAGGAACTGATCCCCGTTCTTCGAAAACTCTTCTGCATTTGCTTTCAGCGGAATCACCTCCTCGTCATAAAAGAAAAGCCGGGAGGGCTATTTGTCCTCCCGGGTTATTGATTATTCCTCCGTGGGTTCCTCGTTCGCCTCGGGTTCCTCCACTGGCTTAATCCAGACTTCCTGCATAAGCACAGAGCCGTAGGTGTCCGTAATCGAGCACTGCACATAGTCTGTCTGCTCGTTCTGTCCGTAGGCATATGCGCCCAAATAGGCGTGATAACTCTGCTTGGCTCCCTCATAGGTGTCCTTCACGACGATGCCCTTGTCAATCGTCCCGTTGGTCTGCTTGATCTGATGCATAAAATATTTATCCATGAGTTATATCTCCTTATTAATCAATCAAATAGTTACGTAGTTATTATTACTAATATTTATAATACGAAATGCAGTGTTAGTATCGCCGCCAGAAAATGAGAAAGAAGCATCATTGCTACTACTTGTTTTTGCGTTTTTTCTGGTTACTGTTACATCTGTTGCTGAATCCACTACTGTTTTTACAATCGTCCCGCCGTTTGAATTCGTTGCGCATATCCATATACCCAAGCCTGCGGTTGTGCCCTTAGCAGAAAAAACTACAAATCTGGCGTTGTTTCGCGCATTAACCACGAGTGGCGTAGTTGCTGTTGATACACCGTATAAAAACAGACTTGTATCAACCTTATTTTCCAGATCCGTACTTGTCGCGATCTTCACCCATCCATGCCAGTTATCGCTGTTTGGCATGTAATTATACCAGAAGTCTTCTTTGTTGTATCCCTTCCAGACCACAGTACGAAGTTTATTACTAGCAGAGTTTCTCGGCATAACCCAGCAGAAGCCAACGCCGGAGCCGTCCGGGCTGTAGTCGGTGGCTCCTGTTATATAATAAAATCCCGCCGGGGTTGTTGGATCAAGGATTTTTGCTCCGGTATAACCATTTAAAATTCCGGTCCAGCCCTGCGCTTGGTAGATCTCCTCGATGTCGTACGCCGTGCAGTAGGTAAAGCCATCTGCTGTTGTCCCATTCAAATATAAACCAACAGGTCTGGCGCGATCCAGTGAGCAGAGATTAAAAACAAACAGCGTAGAAGAATGACGGTAGCACAGCCCGTCCATCGAATTCGCGTAGCTTCCGCCTGTCAAAAGGTTGACCGCCTGATAGGGCAGATAGATAATTGCTGATCCGCCAGAAGGAATTGTTGAAATTTTTGCCCAGATCTTGTCCCAGGCTCCGGCATCAGTTGTCGAAAGTCTGATCCTTGGAGTCATGTTATACAGGTTTGTATCAATAATATCCATATTATTATTGATAACCGCGATATCAGCCACATCTGTATATGCAGGTTTGCTTAAACCAAAGTTGCTTGTAGTTGTAGCCATTTATATTTCACCTCACATTTCCGCTCAGGGCTTGATATTCATGAACTCGCTCAGAGCCTCAATGTCTTCAACCGACATCTCGATCCTGCCGTCAATCTTCACAGAAACCTTCTCGACATTGCCGTCGATCTCAAGCTCGGACAGCTTCCGCAGCTCCTTCATGAACGCTTCCTGCTTCTTCGGGTCTTCGAGTTGAAGCCCGTTCTGCCCCTGAGTAACGTGATACTTGCTGAAGATTTTCTGCTCCTCCTGAAGCTGGAAATCCCACTGATCCTGCAAGTTCTTCTTCACCCGGAAGAAGGCCAGCGCAAGGTCCACTGGCATCCTCAGCGTCTGAATATTTTGAATTGCCTTATAGGCGGAAACATAATTACCCTGTTTCATTTTTCTTCCTTTACTCCTTTATGATAATCGCTCGAACACATAGATACCGTCCGTCGATCCATCCGTGATATCCCATGTAGCATTATAAAGGTTCCCCCAGGTGACATTACTGGGGGCAACCTGTATCCAGTCTGCTGACGGCATTCCAATTATAACTCCAGGGTCGGCATCCGGGTCTGTGCTTGCGTACAGCGACCCAACCGGATACATTCTATAAACGGCGTTCATGCATGCCCCTTGAATAGAATTTGGAACGTTCGAAAGAGTTTCAAAACTCTCGTCAGCTCCCGCAACACCGTAGGAATGGAGTACACTCCAGATATCTGTCACACACTGTTTAATTCTGCTGATCTGAGAGGCTATGCTCATGCAATCACCCCTTAGATCGCGGCGAGCGCTGTCTCAATATCGTTCGTCAGGCTCACCGTGCCTGTACCGTCATGATAGCCCGCCGGAATTGTATAGCTCGTTACCGTCAGTCCGTCGAAGGTCGCGGTCACGCCGCCGTTGTTGGGCATTGTTCCGTTGATCGCCACCGCCGCGTTGTTCGCGTAGCTGTGCGCCTTCACTCCGTACAATACATTCGCCGCCACCGCATCGTCACCAACCGTGTTCGCATAATACCTCGGGATTGCCGCGACCGTAACCTTACTCAGAACCTTCCCAGCCGTCGGCGTGATGTTCTGCACGGCGGTTGCTGGTATCGCTGTTTTTTCCTCCAGCGTAATGCTTATAACGCCACTACCGTCATGATAGCCCATCGGGATCGTAAAGCTCTGATTGCCCTCTCTCACGTCCAGCGTCTCCGACACAGCACCGTTATTTGGCATCGTTCCTGTAAGAGGTGCGGCGTATACGCCTGTTCCTGATCCGCTTTGTTTGGCAGTATGCGCTTTGTATCCTGCAAGAACATGTGCCGCAGTTGCGTCATCTCCTGTGACATCACCGTATTGCACAGGAATCGCCCCAACGATTACACCAGAAAGCACCTTTCCTGTGTCAGGTGTTATATTTTGTGTAACAGTTGATGGTGTTGCGCTTTTGGTCTGCGTTGAAATACTTACCTTGCCGCTTCCGCTGTGATACCCCTTGGGAATCGTGTAACTGGTTTCGCCGCTCGCTGTGGTCAGTACCTGAGTGACAGTGCCGTTGTTCGTCATTGTTCCTGTCAGCTTGACAGCTTTCCCGCCAGAATAGCTGTGCGCCGTTTTGCCCGACAACAGATCGTTCGATGTAGCCGTGTCTTCGGATGTATCCGCGTACTTCGAAGGAATCGCGTACACATTAACCTTACTAAGTAAACGCCCGGTGTTAGGAGTAATCTCCTGAGTTTCTTCAGAAGGAGTAACACTCCTCGTCTCGACATCGATTTTGACAGAGCCGCTTCCATCATGATATCCCGCCGGAATCGTGTAAGTAGTAGCAGTAGTAGTCAGTCTATGGATCGCCCCGGTTATCTTTGCCATCGAGCCTGATATTTTTGTTGGCGTCCCATCCACTAGTGTGAGTGCACTTTTCCCGGTCAGTAGATCTGCCGCAGTGGCGTTACAGCCAACCGCATTCCCATATGTTGCGGCAAGCGGGTTGACATACACCCTATTCAAAACCTTGCCTTCTGTTGGCGTGACAGAAAGTGTTACGCCTCCAGGAAGAGGAGAATTAACAGTCTTGCTCTCCAGAACAATGCTGACCGTTCCAGTCCCGTCATGGTATCCCACAGGCACGGTGTAGCTCTGGTTGTCCGTCGTCGCGTCCAGTACCTTCTCGACTACGCCGTTATCCGGCATCGTTCCGGCCAGGGGTACAGGCTATCTGTGAACGATCGTCTGTGC